CTATAAATACAGAAGATTAACCAATCAAGTAGAAAACCCTAAAACCAAGAAATCATGACAATTGCAGAACAGTTAAATGTAACAGAATTTCCTTTTATCATACCCGATGCTAGGGGTAATATAATCTATCGGGAAGAATTAGATAAGTGTTGGCAGAAAAGCGAATTTGACTTAAAGAGCAATAATGAAACCTATTTTGAAAATTCAAAGAAGTATTGGTGCAAAAGCAAATATGACTTAAATAATAATGTAACCTCTTTTGAAAATTCAGATAAGTATTGGAGAAAAAGCGAATTTGACTTAAAGAGCAATATTGAAATCTATTACGAAAATTCAATGGGAGTGATTAGAGACAATCGTCCTAAGTCAATACCTGAATACACAATGAAAAATTTACTTTGGTTAGATGATATTAGAAACCCTTATATAAACGAAGAAGGCAAAGTGCCAACACGTAAAAACGGCAAACACTACAACATAGATTGGGTTTTAAACTACGAACAGTTTGTTAAATGGATAGAACTTTTTGGACTACCTGATGCTATTTCTTTTGACCACGATTTAGCGGATGAAGATTATACACCAAAAGAATATTGGTATGATTACCAAGTTAGTAAAGACTACCAAGACGCTCAAATTTATCAAGAGAAAACAGGTATGGACTGTGCTAAATGGTTAGTAGATTATTGTATTGATAATAAAAATAAATTGCCTGAAATATTTGTACATTCTGCAAACCCTGTTGGTGCCGATAATATAAAAGGGTTGTTAGATAACTACCTCAAGCATTGTAGTTAACGCCTCTATATGCGCAGCTTGAGCGTCCCAAAGGAAGATTGGGTGGCTACCCAATAAATGCCATTGACTTAATAAAATTTTCACAATAAATAACAACATATTAGTATGGAACATAAAGAAATTAAAGATTTAACAGTTGAAGAAGCGACAAAAATGCTATCATTACAACATATGGATGTTGTAGATGAAAATTATATTCCTACAGAGGAAGAAAGGCCTAGGATAAAATCCGAAAAAATAGGCCTTAGTATAAAACTAATAAATAGTTCTATATTAAAATAATTATTATGTGGCTGTTGACTATAAAGGTCTGAAAGTTAATTTATATTATACGACCCAAACGAGGGCGTTATTGGGTAACCAATACTTCAGTACACAACGGAACACCTTTTGGGCCACATAATTTTTTACCTAAAATGTTAGGTAAATAATTACAAATAACCAATTAATAATACATTTACAATGATACAAATATTTAAATTTCTTGTATTTACCATAGGATACATATTTTGTGGTATAATAACAATAATACTAGGCTTATTAGCTCTGTTGTTATGGGATAATAGCTTTGTTGTAATAAGTGATGGTGTATTTACTGCTATGCATAAATACCGAAAAAAGTTTATAATAATAAAAACAGCGGATCAAGTATGGTCAGATTTCCAAAAGGAGAGAAGAGTAGAATAATGAAAAAGACAACAAACTCAGTCTTCATGATGGCAGCCATATGTGATGCCTCAATCGTACTGCAAGCTCAGGAAGATGAGCAATACCACATAGATTGTACTATGTAACAGTTTAACCAATAAACCTAAAAGACATGACACAAAAACTAGAAGAGGTAATAAAGATATTTAACAAGGAGAAGTCACACGCTGATTGCCTTTTTCATGTATATCTTAAAGTAAATAGGAATCTAAGTGTTCGTTTGTATTCTTTAAACCACCCGAGTTCAGAGCGCTCTGCATTGCTGGTCAAGAACTCCCAAACTGCTGAGAGTGAAGCCAACTCATGGGAGGTCTTAAGTTGGATCAATTGGCCAACCGACGGTCCTATGGTTACGGACACATTAAAGGTGAAGTTAGTACTCTACTCTCAGAATTAAACTAAAATTTAAAATTATGTTATATTTTCACTCAGAATGTAAAGGGGATAACAAAAACCCCAGGATTACAATAGCAGGTCAAGTATCTAAAGATAAAGAATTTTTAGAGGTTTCATTTGCCAGATCAAGTAGTAGGGATCAATTCTCTAAAGAAAAAGGAAGGTCTATATCTAAAGATAGATTAGATGCAGGACAAACGATAGCAAGTTTTAAGCTATGTCCTAAAAGCACTACTGGAAAACAGTTTGTAGTATTCGCAAAAAAATTATGTGAAATATATATAAACTGTCCGTATTCCTTCAAGACAGCAAAATAAAATATACGGTGGCGGTAGGTAGTTCTAGTCTACTTTGATACAGACTTGGAAAAGTTAGGTCTTCTGCGGGTTCAAATCCCGTCCACCGTACTATTGGTTGATGTGGTTAATTAGTGGGGGGGTAAAACTCCCCACTATTTTTAATTAATAATAAACTAAAAAAAACAATAACAAAATAGTCTTTAAGAAATCCCAACTACTATGAAAGTTGAGGATAACAGTACTGAAAACTGTCGTGACGAGCTACGATTTAATAAAGTAATAGTATTATTCTAAGGGGTAATTTCTTACAAGCCAATATTTAAATACTACAATTGTGTTTCGACCAATCTTGTTTTTACTAAATATCGACTTGATTTTTGTGACTGAATACACAAAAATAAGATAAACTTTGAATGTGGAAGTTCAAATTGAATGGGTCAAGTGTTCACACTTATTTCCTTTTTAATCGTTTATAAGCATTTATTAATGGGGGCGCTATGGAATTGATTTTCAAAAGAGTAACATAATACATCAACAGAGGTGAGATCCTGCTTTAAAAACTAGGTGAATATAATAAACGGAAACGTAAATATACACAACAAAAAAGAAAAAGGTGCTAAAGTTTTTAACTTGGCGCGTACAATTGCTCGTCCCTCTTACGTAAGAGTGGCAGCATAGTTTTTCTACAGCTGTTCTTATTTTCAGTAAAAAATAAATAAGTGGTGGAGTGCTGGCTCAGCTGAGTTGGCCCTATATTAAGTTGTATAAATGTATAATGAGAAAACGTGGAAAGACAGGGGTTCGACTCCCCTCGCCTCCACAAGCATGTAATTAGTAAAGTATGAATAAAATCAATTGGTTATTTTTAATATTATTTATTGGGGGTATTTTATTTTACTCTTATAGTTTAAAACAAGAAGAAATGAGAAGAAAAAGAAAAAACAAAACCAAACTGCTTGATTTAAATAAGCCTAATAGGAGAAAAAGAAAAGACGGGGCTAGAAAAAACACAGTTAAAAAAGAATTGTTTAAAAGTGAAGAGGGTGAGTGTGAAGAAGATTCAAAAAACAATTTATAATTATGAGCCACACTGATCTAATAAAAGCAAAAAGGTTTAACAAGAATAAGTTAAATTGGTCATTGACCTCAATGGTAGCACTAGAGCCTATGATTAAAGTACTTATGTTTGGTGCTACTAAATACTCTCCCAACAATTGGAAAAAAGGGATGAATTATACTACTATCTATGATAGTATGCAAAGACATCTTAATAGTTTTATGTCGGGAGAAGACATCGACCCAGAAAGTAAACTACATCATATAGGACATATACTTTGTAATTCAATGTTTTTATCTTGGATGATAGTATTTAAGCCGGAGTTAGACGATAGGAATAAAGACCCTAAAAACTTATTATAGTAAATTTTTTAAAATGAACTATACTATAGTTGACATAGAGGGCGATAGTCTCAACCCTACCAAAATCCACTGTTTAAGTTGGTTTAATGGTAGTACTATTCAATCTACTACAGATTACGACAGGATGAGACAAGTGTTGTTGGAAAGTGTTTATATTATAGGCCATAATATTATTTTATGGGATATACCAAATATAGAAAGGTTACTAGAAATTAAAATAAGTGCAAAACTTATAGATTCCTTAGCCCTCTCTTGGTATTTATACCCCAATAGAGTAAAACATGGTTTAGAGTCTTGGGGCTTTACCCTAGGATTTAAAAAACCAGAAATAATAGATTGGGAAAACCAATCTATAGAAGACTATATATTTAGATGTGAGTGTGATGTGGAAATAAACAAAAGATTGTGGGAAGATAGAATACTTCCATACTTAAATCAATTGTACTCCACACAGGAGGAGATGTTAAAACTTATAGAATACCTTAGTTTTAAACTTACCTGTGTAGCTCTCCAAGAGAAATTTAAATGGAAACTAGATGTAAAAAACTGCGAAAAGCATTTTAAAGAGTTAAGTCTTAAAAAAGAACCTCTAGTAACGGGCTTGTCCGAAGTATTACACCCTGTGGTTGTAGAAGCTACTATAAAAAAGCCTAAGAAACCATTTAAAGCTAATGGAGAAAAGAGTGTAAGAACCCTTCAATGGGAGCAAATAGAGTCTACAGCAGAAATAATAAATTACTCAGAAGATACTATCACATATATCAAGGGTTATAAACCTCCAAACCCTAATTCTTCCATTCAAGTAAAAGATTGGTTGTTTTCTTTAGGTTGGAAACCTATTACATTTGACTATAAAGTCAATAAAGAGACAAAGAAAAAAAAAGAAGTACCTCAAATTAAAGTAGATGGTGAATTGTGTGAGAGTGTTATAGTACTAATAAAAAATCATCCTGAAGTAGCTTTATTAGAAGAGCTTACATTATTATCCCATAGAATAAATATCTTAAAAGGATTTTTAAGGGATGAAAAACAGGGTTATCTAAAAGCAAGTATAGCAGGCTTTACTAATACATTAAGATTTAGACATAAAGAACTTGTTAATCTACCAGGAGTTAGAAAACCATATGGGGATTATATAAGAGGAGTTCTTATTGCAGAAAAAAATCATGAGTTATGCGGCTCTGATATGGCTTCTCTTGAAGATAGAACCAAGCAGCATTACATGTGGGAGTATGACCCCACATATGTAAAAGAAATGCAAGTTGAGGGGTTCGACCCCCACTTAGCTTTAGCAGAATTTGCAGGAGCGCTTACACCCGAACAAGTTCAAGCTCACAAAGATAAGAGAGAAGATCATGAGGTAGTACGATACCTTTATAAAAGAGGTAACTATGCGTGTATATACGGAGTAGGTTCGTTTAAACTGTCTAAAACCTTAAATATAACTAAAGAGGAAGCAGAGTTTATAATAGAAGCTTATTGGAGAAGGAATTGGTCTGTTAAGAAAGTAGCTGAAGCCCAAAGGGTTAAAACTATTAACAATCAAATGTGGTTATTAAACCCAGTAAGTAAGTTGTGGTACTCACTAAGATACGAAAAAGATATTTTTAGTACATTAAATCAAGGTACAGGAACCTATGCATTTGATATGTGGGTAAAATATATCATAGAAGAAAGACCACAACTTACAGGACAGTTTCATGATGAGGTGATAATACATTTAAAAAAAGGTAACAGAGATAGGTGTAGGGATCTTTTAAATAGGTCTATAAAAAAAACCAATGAAAAATTAAAACTCAATAGGAATTTAGATATAGACATACAATTTGGAGATAGTTATGCTAAAATACATTAAAATAATACAAAAATAATATGGGATATTTTATAGGAACGTTATTAGTTTTTATTTTTTTATTTGTGGGGGTATTTATCTATAAGATAGTAAATGATGACAATTGGTGTCAGCAGCTATTAAGCGGCAACCTTAAAGATGAAGATCTATTTACAAAGATTATTAAATGGTTAATGTATTGATTTAGCCTAAATATAAAAACTATGGTAACAAAAGATGGCCAACTAAAAGAGGGAAAGAAAAAACTACTTAAACAATGGTTTATTAAAGTATGTTTTAGTTACAAATACTGGCTAAAGGTTAGAGAACAATCTAAAGATGAGTGGGGTGAAAAATTATGCTATTGTGGGCACACCTGTAAGTGTAGTTGTGGTAACCCAGATAAACAAACATTTAAAGACTCTGTTGAACGTAAAACCGTAATTTTGTTTGATAAAAATAATGGTTGGGAGATAAAAAAAGACAAATGACATTTACAGAATATTATCACAAACTTATAAACTCTATACTAGATACGGGAGTTTGGAGAGATGATCCTAATAGAAAAGGTCATAAAAGAAAACAAATACCATTTACTGAGATAACCCACAATTTAAAAAATGGGTTTCCTGCTATTACAACTAAACCATTGTATTGGAAAGGTGTAGTAGTTGAGTTACTATGGTTCTTAAAGGGTGATACTAATATTAAGTACCTCTTGGATAATAATGTACATATTTGGAGTAAAGACGCTCAAAATTATTGTAAAAAACAAATAGGAAAGAAGTTTCCAGAATTCGGTGATTTAGGAAAAGTTTATGGTGCTCAGTGGAGGGGTTTTTCTAAAGAAAAAAAAACTAAAGGGGTGGATCAAATAACTAACCTTATTCACACTTTGAGAACTAATCCGCTATCTTCTAGCATGATAGTTAATAGTTGGAATCCTGCTGAGTTAAATCAAATGGCACTACCACCTTGTCACTACAGTTTTCAAGTTAGTTGTGAACCCTTCAACCCTATTGAGTATGACAGTGTTGGATTTGTCGATAAAGGGACGGTTAAGTATTATCTTGACCTACAATTCAATATGAGGAGTAGTGACGTTATGTTGGGTTTACCTTTTAATATGGCATCATATGCCCTATTAGCTGAAATATTGGCTAAGATGTGTAATATGGTCCCTAGGTATGTAAAGTACAATGGACAAAACATCCATTTGTATGATAACCAAATTAAGTCTGCTAAAGAACAATTAAAAAGAAATAATTGTTCAGATATACCACAGAGATTTTACTCAGAACCTGTTTTAAAGCTCCCTGAGCTACCAAACATCGTTTGGAGTACTGGAAGTATAGATGATTTATTAAAAGCTGTTACACCAGCTAATTTTAAACTTGTGGGGTACAGGCATCATCCTACTCTTAATAATAAACTAGAGATGCTAAGCTATAACAAATAAAATAAAAATCAATGAAAAGTATAATTATGTTATTCATAGCCATGTTGCTATGTTTTACTCAACAAGTTGACGCACAGAATATGTGGAAAGGAGAAATAGATCATGTTTCTCAGCAATACTCAGAACAAAGTGAAGTTTGTAAATCTGAATATGAAACCCCAGCAGTTGGGAGCTTTCTTATAGATGAAGCAAACGGAGTTTTTTATCTCACTCTACAAAACAAGCAAAATGAACAGAGTGTATATCAATCAAATATAACATCTATAGGAATACCAGCTAAAAATTGTTTAGCATCCTTAGAGTGTTTTGATATAGATAAAAATCCCACTCAAGTTTTTCTTTTTAATAATAGTCTAAATATATATAGTAAAGACGATAAAATCAAAAAGAAAGTTACTTACGGAATAAGTAATTTGTCAGTACTTACAGAATAAACAAACCACATCATGAGAACAATATTAAACGCGGTTGCTACAGGCAGCCCATTCATCACTGAAGAGATGAATAAAGATCTTTTAGATAGTAAGATATCAATTCAAAAAAAAAGGGCCCTACTGCAAGATGCAGTAAATGTCAAGTCCTCAAAAATCTTCCCATTATGTAAAATGGGTAAGGTTTTCAGGAAAAGAGATATAAACAACCCTCATTTTAAGAATAAAATCTTACAGTCTGACAGGAACTTTCAAAATAAAAAGGTAGCCTCATTTCAATGCTTGGCAGGAATCTAAGTTTCAATGTAGAGTACTTAAGTGACTCTACAGGGAATCCTGTAAATCAAGGAGATTTCCAATATTTGGAAACATTGAATAGGAGGGATAAAGAGACAGAGAATCAGTTTGAGTGCAGAGTAATCGACTTTGTTAACTCATGTTCTGATCCTCTTACTAAGATAGAGGATCTTTTTGAAATAGAAGATTTAAATCTACCAATACTTTTGGAAGTATTATCTACTATAGCAGAAACAGACTAGAACAAATCTGTTATAGGAGTATCAACTTTTCGTTATGATTTTTATATTTAAAATATCAAGCTTGTAGATAGTGACATCGTTGCAACTATAATTAATTAGATGTGTGCTACATGAAGTATAATAATATATAAGGAAAATGTTAAAGTCGTTTTTAGGAATTTGCCTAAAAGTGGTTACAAGTAAGAAGAGCCTAATACATTTATTTTTGATCCTCCTACAGGAGTTTTTGATAATATTATGTGTAATTAATGTAACTAAGTAAGGTTACTCGGGCAAAAAGGCTGTAGAATCCTACCGAGTTCTACTTAGTGCTTAAGCATTTCTACACTATGTAGAAGGCTTTTCTTTCTTGTTTTTTATTGAGTATTAATTTTAAAATTTTAAATATTGGATTTAGTAAAATCTGTTTTTGAAGGAAAGTACCAGAGTAACGGAGAATCTGTATCTGGAATGTGGAGTAGGATGGCTAAACAATTTGCTAGAATAAGATACAAAAAAGATGATTCTAAATCATCTGAAGATTGGGAGAGTTATTTTTATAATTATTTTAAAGATTTCAAATACATAATACCCCAGGGTAGTGTAATGAGTTCTTTGGGTACAGATACTATAGCATCTCTTTCTAATTGTTTTGTCATAGGACAGCCAATAGATTCTTATGGAGGAATACTCCAAAAGGACCAAGAGTTGGTACAATTGATGAAAAGACGTGGTGGAGTAGGCTTAGATATAAGTACATTAAGACCAAGAGGTACTGATGTGACTAATTCAGCTAAAACATCTACAGGAGCAGCCTCTTTTATGGAGAGGTTCTCAAATTCGACTCGTGAAGTCGCACAAGAAGGGCGTAAACAAATCTGCGCCAATGTATAGTAATATACATTGAAAATTCCGAATCTTGAGAAAAACAACTCAAGGGTTAAATGAAAATTTTATTAGTAAAAACATTTAGCTAACGGGGAAACTCTTTTAATAAAAAAATGAAAAAAACAGCATTACCATGTTGCGCCTTGTGCCAACTGTCAGACGTAGGAAATAAAACTACACTCGAAGAGCTTCGATTCTTTTTAAGTAAACTTACTTTAGAGAAAGAATCGAATACAGATTATGGAATAAGTTATGGAGATGGCCAAACTAGTGTCTTTGTAATAGTGAGTCCTGGAGAGGATATACTAATGTCTAATTTAAAATCACTTGGCTTTAAATTAGCATGGACTTTTGAACGTAGGAGAAGCTATCCTAAAGGGATGCTAAAAATGATGGTGAAAAATGTTTAAGCATTAATTACACTAGAATAACATGAAATACAAAATAACAGGCTCAGCTTATAGGGTGAGATCAACACCAAAAAACACTTGGAAAAAAATGATAGAAGTCGAAACAGGAAAGCGAAGACACTTTGCTTACGGAACCCTGCAGTATGACTTATTAAGCATGAACAGGTCTAATGAGGCTTTAAAACACGTATTTTATTTAAAAGACAATCCCGTGCCGTCAATTGATTTTGATTTTACAAAAGATAATACTATACTATTTGTCAAATGTCCTCAAGATTGGAGAAAAACCAAAAAGTGGGAACAAGTTACAAGTTTAGAATATATGCTTAATGGCAAATATTGGATTTGTAAAACTTATAAATTTGGGTGGAGTAGATTAAAAAATTGTAAAATAAAACAAAACGGTGTAGAGACTAACAAGGAACAACCTAGGGTTTAGGTTGATGAGATAGTCCGAACTGCAAATATAAAAATACTAAATTGCAGAATCAAACAGAAATGATTTGGTATTTAAGTATAAAAAGTTAAAAAAAAAAAAAAAAATCATGATAAAAGTATATGTAGAAGGCTCCTCTTTTTATGGTAAAATGATAGAGGATTCTATTATTATTAGCGACCCTATAAAAGCAGATCTTATTATTTTTACAGGAGGAGCAGATGTAAATCCTAAGCTTTATTCAGAAACTTGTCACAACACTACCCGCTTCAGCGATGAGAGGGATGACAAAGATAAAGCTATTTACACACTAGCTATAAAAAATAATATACCCATGTTAGGTATATGCAGAGGTGCTCAATTTCTTACTGTTATGAATGGCGGTAAACTTATACAACATGTTGAAGGACATGCTAATGGGGACCATAATGCATCTTTGCATGACCCTTCTGCTATAGGTATAGAGGGGGAGGTTTTTAATACGACCTCTACCCACCATCAAATGATGTACCCATTTAATTTAGATCCTAGTTCATATGATATTTTAGCATCTTCAGAAGAAGAGCTTTCTAGTATTTATCATAAAAACAAGACAGAGGTTTTTAAAGAAGAAGAAATAGATGTGGAGTGTGAGATAGTATATTACAAAGAAACTCTATGTTTGTGTATACAGGGTCACCCAGAATCAATGTTAACAGATGAGGTAATGATGACAATTGTCAATAATATGGTAGATGTCTATTTATTTTTACATCCTTTTATGGATGGTTCTGAGGACACCCTTTTATTAGAAGAGGCTAAAAAAAAAGAATCTGTAGAAAAATTGTTTTTATCTCAAGAGGAGGAAACAGGTGAATTAGAAAACTTTTTATAATTAAAGTTAACAGAAAGAGAGGAGCATTAATGCTCACAATAGATGTGCGACATCCAGATGTTCTGGAGTTTATAAATGCTAAAAAAGATCGTACTAAAGTAACTGGAGCTAATATATCAGTTATGCTAAGAAATGATTTTATGAAGGCAGTTGAAAAAGATGCTACTTATATACTCAGATATCCTTGTGACGCAAGTCCTGAGGAAGCTACTACAGTAAAAACTGTTAAGGCTAAAGATATATATGAAGCTATAGTTGAAAATGCTTGGGAAAATGCAGAGCCAGGACAGATGTTCATAGACAGACACTATGATTACAGCCCTGATTCTGTTTACTCCGAGTATCGTGGGGTAACAACCAATCCGTGAAACTACGCGGCCTTATACAGTGATGTATATTGAATAATTCCGAATCCCTTAATAGGGGGTAATAATATCAAAAAAAATTAAATAGAAAATAAAAAATGGGTTTAGCAGGAAAAAGTAAAATTTCTTTAAAAAGGTGGACTTTAGTTTCAAAAGACCTTTATAATATAACAGGCGCATTTACATGCTCTGACTACATAAGGGATCGTATCGTACTCCTAAAAGGGTTTTTTATAAGTAGGATAGACCTTGAGATAAAAAATTATTTATTACATTTAGGGTGTACAATAAACAAAGGTTTTGTGAGTCATGAAAATCCCGCAGCAACTTTATACGCTTTTAGGGTTTGCAGGTTTCAAGGTACTGAAGATTTGCTCGGTATGATAAAAAGTACGAACTATATAATTGATAAGACAGGCATGGATCCTATAACAGCCATCTTTCTTAATACTTTTTATCACATAGACAAAGAATCTTCTTTTGATCGTATGCGTGTGAGGGGGGCTGAAGGGTTTCCACCCCAAATGTACCAAAAGAATACATATAACGGTATATACCTTTCTTACCTCCCTAAAAAACTACCTAGTATTAAAACCCTGGTGTTAAAAGGATTAGATACAGATACTTTTGGTAAGCTAGCTACTCGGATTGCAAGCTTAGAAGATTATATTGTATGTTCTAAGGAAATTTACACCATCAGAAAATTAATGGAAAAAAACGATTTTAATTCAGCATTAAAAAAATTAGAAGGTATTATTGCTAACGGGGAAACCTTAAAACAAAAAAATGACACTAGAAGAATTTAAAAATAAATACCCTTTTGTACAGACTCCCCAACAGAGGGGTTCTATTACAGTAGGGGCTTGTAGAATTTCTTGGAGAGAAACCTCGAATTGTAAGTTCTTAATGGCCAACCAGCCAAGTGGTGAACTACTAGAAGCACTGTTTAAAAAAATGCCCTATTATCCTGGGTTGTTTTGCACTGCTGGAACCAGAGTAAATAGAAAAACCTACCCCCCAGAGTATAGAATTCTGTATGAAGTAGAAGTTCCTGTTTCATATGACAGCGCATGTAATCAAATACACTATTACATACAGAATCCATATCATACACATTATAAAAATAGGTTGGATAAAATGGTACCTGTATTAATAGGGGATAAAACTAAAAAAACTATTTTTAATTACAAAGAGTTTCTAGAAGTAGAAAAAAAGTATAAATCAAATTACTATAAATACAGAGCTTTAGTAAAATTGATGAAATTTGAAGATCCAAAAAAGTCTATAGAAAAATAAAGGTAATCCCGTCACGTCAATTGATAATGTAAATTACAAAACGTGCGAGAGACTGACAAGGAACAACCTAAAAGGTTGGTGATACAGTCCGATCCTAACAAATAAAAATTAAAGTTAGTGTTACATTGCATAAAGTGTAACAATCCGTAAAATAAATAATAAAATCAGATATGGGAGTAATAAAATGTACAAGTGTTGGACTCTTTAACTCAATAAGTAAAGATTCTTTATATGCTGTATCGAGAGAAACTAAAGATTTCTTCTTTATAGTAAACGATAACAACTTAAGATCAAGATACGGTAAAAAATATTTTGAAAAAGTTGAAGAAGCAGATAAAACTGAGAAAGTTAGTGTGACTAAGCCAGAAGATATTCTTGTCCATAACGATGGAGAGTATTTTATACTTACTCACCCGAAAAAAGTATTAAAAATAATACTTATAAAAGATCTGCTGAACCTTATTTCAGGTTCAACAACAAATTTGGGAGAGTTTACTTTAAATATAAACCTCGAACCACTTGTTAAAAAAATAGGAGAGGTAGCCAAGGAATCAAGTCAAAAAGGATTTATACTTGACTCTTTAGTACCAGTGCTTATAGAAGAGCTATTTTCTTCTGTTATAGAAGAATACTACGAATCTCTAAAAGAGGAGAAAACTATTTTGTTTTTTAACTGTGACCGATACAGCCCTCTAGATCAAATACTAAAAAGTTTTTCTTGTAAAGAAGACATTATTTGTTCTGAAGTAGCCAAAGATAAAATACTATACATTCATTTTCTCATGGGTTTTATAAAAGAAGAGGATAGTATGCCTATTTTTCTTGATGAAAACGGATAATATTTCGGTGGTGAAATATTTATGCAACCCTACGATGCTTGTAGGCTAATATGTCTTAATTTCTTTTCTTTTGTAAATGAGTGTTTTACAGAAAAAAGCAGTATAGACTATAAAAAGCTTTATGAAGTATCCTACGAGATGCAGTTAATGGCTGATGATCTAGTAGACCTAGAAATAGAAGCTATTGACAAAATAATAAAAAAAATAGAAGATGATCCCCAACCAGAAGAAGTTAAGTCTTTAGAGTTATCCCTATGGAATAAAATAAAAGATGTGGCTTCTTCTGGCAGAAGGACTGGTAACGGGTTTACTGGGCTGGGTGATATGTTTGCTGGTATAAACATAAAGTATGGTTCTGATGAGAGCTTAAAAATACTTGAGTTAGTAATGCAAACTAAAATGAAAGCTGAGCTTAATGCTACTATTGATATGGCAGAAAAATACGGACATTTCAAAGGGTGGGATCATAAAAAAGAATTTGACTTCAATAATTGGGGTTCTAATGATTTTTATGCTATGCTAGCAAATAAATTCCCTAAAGAAATGGTTCGTATGAGTAAATACGGTCGTAGAAATGTGTCGTGGAGTACTGTCGCACCTACAGGTAGCGTCAGCATACTAGCAGAAGTAACGTCTGGACTTGAACCCCTATTTCAACCTTATTATACAAGGAGGAAAAAAGTAAACCCAGGAGATAAAAATGTACAAGTAGATTTTACAGACCAAAATGGAGACTCTTGGCAAGAGTATACTGTATTGCATAGTAAGTTTAAAAAGTGGATTGAAGTAAAATCTAACTCTAGTGTGTTCGCAGATGAAATATCTCCTACAGACTTACAAGCTTGGTTTAAAGAATCTCCTTGGTGTGGTAGTACAGCTAATGATATAGATTGGGAAAAAAGAGTAGAAATGCAAAGTATTATTCAAACTTATACTAGCCATAGTATAAGTTCTACCCTTAACTTACCTGAAACAGTCTCTAAAAGAGAGGTGGCTAAAATTTATATGCATTCTTATAGGAGTGGGTTAAAGGGGGTTACTATCTATAGGGACAATTCTAGATCAGGGGTACTAATAACAAAAAAAGAAAAAGAAGGTTTTGTACAAAAAAATGCCCCTAAAAGGCCTGAAAAAATAAACTGCCGAGTACACCAAACAGTGTATGATAATAATAGGTGGTTAGTTATTGTTGGTCTTTTAGAAGATAAACCTTATGAAGTATTTTGTGTACCTAATTATTATGAACTTCCACTAGGGAGTTTAGATGGTTTTCTTTCTAAAAAAAATAAAGGAGTATACTTTTTAGAAGTTAAGAAGGATGAACTTGCTTACACTATAGAAAATGTAGTAGCAGAGATGACTGCAGAACAAGAAGTGATAACTAGATTGATATCAACATCTCTCAGACATGGTGCTAATATAAAATTTATAGTAGAACAACTAAGTAAAACTAGCGGTGGAATAACAGCTTTTTCAAATAGTATTTCAAGAGTGCTAAAGATGTACATACCCGAAGGGGAGAAGTCTACTTTGACTTTTGAAGATTGTATTGAATCAGAATCTTGTGATATAATCTTTGAAGAAGGGTGTGTAAAGTGTAACTACTGCGCTAAAACAAAATGTTAAATAAATAATGCCTATATATTGTAAGGTTAAACAGAAAAGAACAGTCAGATCCTTTCTTAAAGAAGGGTTTACAGGAAATAAAAATGGGTTTAAAAGTAAATTTGTTTCAACGTACTCAGATGAAGAATGCGTTATTTTAGAATGTGATATTGCAAGGAGGTCCTTTCAAGATTTATATACTATATGTAGTACAAGATATAAAAATCTTAACAAAAACCTTTTTTCTCTTGAGTTAATACAAATGATACAAAGAAGAGAACTAGTTTGTATATACTGTCCCAAAATAGGAAAACTAGTATTTATTGGAAATACAAAAAACGAGCCAGACCTTACAAAAAATCTTGCAAGACAGGTATCTATGAAATCTTTTGATTTTAAAGGCCTTGATAACTACTCTTTTCAAGATATTATAGATATGGCAAATAAAATAAAAAAAGTTTGTTAATAAAAAAATACCAAGACCTTGCTCTAGAAACAGCTGTTTATGGAGAGGGGAAAGTACTAACATACCCTATTTTAGGTATGTTGGGAGAAGCTGGAGAAGTGGCCAATAAATACAAAAAAGTACTTAGGGGTGATTACAAAATAGAAGAAGTTAGAGAAGCCCTTTTAGACGAGTGTGGTGATGTTTTGTGGTACTTAAACGCAACTATAAGAGACCTGGGAGGTGACTTAGAGAGCGTTTGTAGTAATAACATAAAGAAACTACAACGAAGACGAAAGAACGGTACTATACTTGGTTCTGGAGATAATAGATAATAATCAAGAGGGGGGGTAATTCCCCCTTCTTTTATTTTAAACTAATGAAAGCATTTAAAGTAGGACAAGAATCTTTAAGATTACCCATATGGGCCAAACAAATTAAAGAAATAGTAAATAAAATAGAGGATGCAGATGTATTAATAATTGATAGTGATGAGGATTTGAACCCTAGTTTATATATGGATTACACACTACATCCGTATACTTTAAAAGAAAGGATGGACACTATCTCAGATTCTTACGAAACAGCTTTAATAAGGAAAGCTATAAAATTAGATATTCCTATAGTAGCAATAAATAAAGGAGCTTTAATGGCTTGTATTGAGGCTGGTGGGGCTGTCATCCAATATGCAAATAACCATAGAAATATCCATACAATTACAACTTTAGTAGGGGATATAAAAATAGGATCTAAGCACATAGCTATGATGGACCTTAGTTGGTTACCCTCAAGTAAATATTCTTTATTGGGGTATTCTAAGGTTTCAAACAACTATCGAAAAGGTAATGAAAACCCTTATTTTAATAAAAAAGAAACAAGAGAAAGTTTCAGAGAACCAGAAATAGTTTATTTTAAAGAGATAGGGTGCTTAGCCATACAGTGTGACGTACCTGTAGTGGGTTCAATGGATACATATTTTGAATACCTTAAGACCTGTTTGGATAATATGTTATTAATTGAAAGTAAAAAAGATCTCTATGAGAGAAAAGTACGTAATATGCACTAATTCAGGTATAAAAACTATAAAAAGCCTTATTAGTAAAATGTCCGATGTAGTTTTTGTTTCTATTTCTAAACCAGGCCCAAAAAGAAAAGTTATATACTACAAAAATGGTAAAATTATAGATAAAAAGTTTTTAGGGGATTGTTTAACTATTAATAACTCTATCATAATCAGGTATGGAAGTGCTTTTCCTATAAAAGGAGAAGGAAATATAGTTTATAACGAACCCTCTAACATCATTCTTTCATCCAATAAGATGAAGTCAAGGAAAGAGATGACCGAACTTAAGGTCAGCTGCCCTACTGTTTATGATTTAAAAAATAGAATAAGAAAGTTTCCTTTAGTAGTAAGGCCTTTTAAGCACTCTAAAGGAAAAGATTTTACTATACTCAAAAACCCCATAGAATTAGAAGTTTTTAAAAATAATAATCCTACAGGATATTATTATTCTGAGTTTGTTAAAAAGGAAAAAGAGTTTAGAGTACACTGTGCTCATGGAAAAATCTTACTTATAAAAGAAAAACCCGAACCCAAAGATGGTAACCCCATATGGAATATAGACGCTAATGGAGAAGCTTTTGTATACATACCTTGGGAGGAGTACAACTTTCCTGGGATGAGGGATGTTTGTTTACAATCTTTAAAAGCAACCAAGGCTTTAGGTTTAGACTTTGCTGCTATAGATATAATGCTACGAAATAATGTAGCTTACGTACTAGAGGCAAATACAGCTCCCTCCCTATACACAGCAGAGTACACAGAAGGGCGTTATATAAAATACTTCGAATACCTTTTTAATTTAAGCAAAAATCAGAAATTAAGCCACTGGGATTACTCTTCTTTTAAGGAGGCTGATTCTTTAGCATGGAAAAATAATCAATTAATTTCAAATAAAAATGTCATCAAATAAGAAAACTTTTAAGACACTTAAGAATATCACAATAGGATCTGACCCAGAATTGTTTTTAACAACTCTTAAAGGTATGGTTATCTCTGCAGAAGGAAAGCTAGGTGGTACTAAAGATAACCCTAGAAAATTAAGTAATCTAGGACATGCTGTTCAAGAAGATAATGTTATGGTTGAGTTCAATATCCCCCCTGTTAAAGGAGAGGATGAATTTGTAAGAGAACTTAAACTAACAATGGATCTTATTAAAAAAGACGTCCTTAAAGGAGAGTATGAACTTTTGGCCATACCATCTTCTTTTTTAAGCAAAGAGGAGTGTTCTACAGATCAAGCTATAACTGTAGGGTGTGAGCCTGATTTTAACGCATATACAGGAGAGGAAAACCCTACATGTGATATAGATGTTATACCTTGTAAAAGATACTGTGGTGGACATATTCATATAGGTACTTCTACTGAAATGGGAGAGGACGAAAAAATGGCCCTAATAACATTCATGGATGTATTTGTAGGTGCACCCTCTTCAATTCTAGATTTAGATGTATATAGGAAAAATATATATGGACAAATGGGTAGAATGCGTTTTACTGACTACGGGGTAGAGTATAGAACCCTTTCTAATTGGTGGTTAGGTTCTGAAGAAAATCAAAGATTTATATTCAAACAAACAATGATTGCTATAGAATATTATAACAACTGTAGAGGAGTTCTTAGCGAAGCTTTAAAAACTCTTATTCTAGAAGGTAAATTTCTAGAGGTTTGTAATATTTGTAATATATCTGTTAGTAAAGAAAAAGTACATGTCATGGATTAAGAGATTTACTCCGGCTATGAAAAACACTCTTTATGCAGATATAATAGACAAAAAATTGATTATGTCTGGTTTAAAATTCTCATGTACAACAGCAATGGATGAAAGCTATAGTCGTTGTTCGGGTACTAGTGATAATCTTTTTAATATTACAGGTAACAAGTGTTTATTAACTACAGGAAAACCCCTGACAGTAGATCAAGACTTCGGAGGTAGATCCCTAACTCCTGGGTCACCCACTATCTCTGATTTTTATAAAATTCCTTCTTATTTAATGAGGGCAAAATCTCACCTTTCTCGAAATCCTGAATTGCTTTTTATTAAAAGTACTTATGAATTAACGAGTCTGAACACAGACTTTTTTAAAAGGTATGGTAGAGATCCCTGTTGGATTCTTCATCCTCTCTTACCTTTTTATACTGCTGGTTTAGATGGTATGTACTACGCTCCTTATACTTTTTTTAACTACAATCCTAATAAAAATGAGAAAGAATTAATATGTATTCAAAAAATGCCTAGTTTTAAACTAAAAATAAATACTCTTGTAACTTGTAAAAAGTCTTTTTATCTTGGGGTGGATAAAAACAAAACTAAACTTAAAATACATTTTATAGAGTCAAAAAATAACGAACATTTTGCTACTTTATGCGACTCTAAAAATAAAAAATATTTGATAAGATTAAAACATCTAAAAAAATGGAAAAAAGAATAATAGTGTATGGTACACTTAAAAAGGGATTTAATAACCACAGGCTTCTGTTAAATTCAAAATTTATAGATACTGCTATAACTAAAAATAAGTATACTATGACAAGAGCTGGTATACCTTATGTAAATGAAGATAAGCCTACTTCTTTTATACACGGAGAAGTGTATGATGTAGATAAAGAAACTCTTTGGAGGTTAGATGGTTTAGAGGGATTTAGGGGTAGTAGAAAAAATTCTTTTTATTACAGAAAACCTATACTTGTAACTTTAAAAAGTGGAGAAGAAACAGAAGCAGAAATTTACTTTTCTGACCAATCTTCAAAAATAATTGTAGAAGATGGTATTTACAAATAAAAAATAAAAACAGAAAAATATGTGTGGAATTGTTGCCTTTTCAGGTGAAAAAGAATTTGACCCTAATAAAATAGCAACTTTATTAGCAATAAATCAAACAAGAGGACTAGATAGCTGGGGTCATTGTTCTATAGTACCTTCTGAAACTAAGGGTTCAGTAGTACACAAAAGTTATAAACAAGTAGGTAAACTAATAGATAGTCTTAATGATTTAAAATTAATACCCTCTAAAGAGTTTATAAGTCATGTAAGAGCAAGAACTAAGGGTGTTGTGAGTGTGGATAATGCTCACCCATTTCAGTATAAAGACGAAGGTAACCTTTTGACAGGAGTACATAATGGTACTATAGAAAATTGGATTGCTCTTGAAAAACATATGAATGATAAAGTTTTTACAGAAAAACAAAAAAAGTTACACGGTGTAAAAATTAACTTTTCTGTAGATAGTCAACTTTTATTTTATTCTATATTATGTCAAAATAATTATGAGTTTTTAGAAAAAATAGAAGGTGGCACAGCATTTAGTATGCTTACTAGAGGGTCTTTAAGGGTATATACTAATGGGGGAAGGACTTTGTTTAGGGGCACTACAGAAGAAGGTATATACTTTTCTTCCATAGAAGAGCCTTTATTGTTTCTTGGTATGACTGATGTAGAGCCTATAGAGTGGGACTCTGTTTTATCTTATAGTGAAGGAAAGCTTGTAAAAAGTGTTCCTATAGAGAAAAAACCCCTAGTTAAAGTAACTACTACTGGCCATACAGATTCTGTTTTCTTTAGGGTCTTTAATACAAAAGAAGCTATAAATAAAAAAGAAGATGAAGGTTATGAGTTGCTTCCCTTTTATAAGTCAAACAGTAACTTAGCTTATTATCCAAAAACAGATTCGTGGGTATGTGGTAGCTTAATACTAAAAGATTTTGAAATTTTTAAAAAGAGTGAAAAAAATCTTAGTATTATCCCTATGACGAGAGTATCAGATATAAACTTTATAAAAGGTCTTCCTGGTTCAGACCCAGGGATAATTATAACTCCCCTAGTAATAGATAAAAAAGGAATTTATTTTGACTTCCAAGATGTAGAGTTTAATTTGTTTAAAGTGTATCCTAATAGTTCTGCAAAAGTACTAACTATAGAAAAAGAAGAGGTAACTTTAAGTACTGGGGTATTAAGGTCTATGACTCTTACTGAGTACTCAAACGGAACAAAAAGGTTTGTACCGAACTCTTTTGTAAGTAAAGCAGAAGATGTACAATATGCTTGTATATATTTTGATTATAGAATAAAAAAGTTTTTAAAGTGCACAACTTATAGTGAACACTCTTGGGTAGAGGAAGAAGTGACAAACTTTGAAGATTTATATGGAATATCTACTGAAGAGTATTTAAAAAGGTTTCCAGACACATCGGTAGAATCCTTAAAAGTTGCACCTAAGACTGGGGCAAATAAGTTAGAGTTTTTATCAGAGTTATGCTGTCTCCTAACAGAGTTAGAGCTGTCAATTATTTTAACTAATTCTGACATAGTTTCAGGTGTTAGTGTACCAAATATTATAAATATAACTGATTTATCTAAGATGAAAAAAAGGTTAGTAGATATTAATTTAAAACGTAAAATTAAACTAGACTCATGAAAGTAGAAACAAGGTTTAATGAAAAAACAAAATCAACAGAAATAAAACTTTATGACGGACTTTGGTATGACACAGTTTTTGACAAAAGGATAGTTGGTTTTGGGTTAGGATTAACTATAAAAAAACCTCCTGTTAAGCCACTTTTAGTAATGACAGAAGACACTAGAGATTCTTTACCTATAGATAGGACTTTTATGTATGTAGGAAAAACAGGAGAAGTTAAGTATTTCTATAGTATGGTTACAATAGATCATCTACCTAACCACACTATCTACGAGATACATCCTTTACCTATTTTTTACGAAGATATTGATGTGTTTTGTGAAAAGTATAACTTAGAAGAGTGTAGGTATAGGGGTGTATTGGTAACTAAGGGAAGTGGTTTATTGCCTAATTCGAATAGGTACCTTTCATTAAAAAGGTTAAAAAAAACCCCTGAACCTCTTAATACCTTTCTTTGTACAAATGGGATACCCTATACTTTTGGAGTGGAGTTTGAAACTTCTACCGGTACAGTACCTCCTTGGGTGTTGGATTACTACGATATAGGGATATCTTGTGAAAGAGATGGGTCTGTGAGTGGTGGTGAGTATATTACTAATGTATTACAAGGGGATGAAGGGTTTTTAGAACTTTATAAAATTTGTAAAGTACTCTCTGAAAGGTGTAATACGAATTCTAGTTGTGGGTTACATGTACATATAGGTGGTGCTTTATTTAATAAAAACTTTATAGTACTAGCTTATTTGTTTGCCATAAAAATACAAGATGATTTATTTTTATATTTTCCCGAGTCAAGAAGAAATAATGAAATGTGTTCAAAACTTCATTCATTTTCTAAAGTAGAAGATCTTATAAAAAGATACGGTTTTCATGAGGGTTCAAAACTTGCATTTGAGTTTTTATTTGAACACTTTTCTAATGGGAGGAGTATAAGTGGAGAAGTAAACAAATGTAAACCTCATCCAGGTGGTAGGTATACTGATAGATATCAAAGGGGTATAGAATTAAAAAACCTTTTTAGATATAAGTGGTTTAATCTTATTCCTTCGACTTTTGACACAAGAGGGTTTGGTAAGGAAAAAGCAAATAAACATAATATAAATAACGGGATACCCCACACTTTAGAATTTAGAAACCATCATGCTACTTTAGATTTCATAAGCAGTTCTTATTGGGTTATGATTTGTATGGCGATGACAAATTTTATAGAGAATAACATGAAAAGTATATTAGAATGTAAGAAACTCTATCTAAAAGAGGTTATTTCAGCTACATACAATGGATCTAAAGCTAGAAATATTTGTAGTTATCTAGAATCTCAAAAGAATCTATATAGTTTAGAAGGTGTTGAAAATATCGAACCTCTTTTACCAATAGATTATAGGAAGGATCATCAGAAAGGGGATGTAATAAAAATGCTATCATAATGTGTTTAATAATTGTAAAGAAAAAAAATGTAGCTTTAGATGCAGCAGCTCTTTTTAGAAGCTTAGAAATAAGCTCCATAAAAAACAATAGTGGGTTTGGTTTTGCTTTTAAAAGAGACAATCAATCTTTTTTATCGAAAGGCCATAAAGAAGTAGAAAGTCTTATTGAGGAGATTAAAAAAGTAGGAATAAGGAACAAAGATGAGCTTATAGTTCATTTAAGAAACCCCTCTCCTGGTACAGGTTCAAATATTAGTAACTCACAACTTGCACACCCTTTTGTTGTAACCTCTGATGTTAAGCTTTTGTATCAAAAAAGAGCATTTACAAAACTGCCTATATTTGCTCACAATGGTAAGATATCTAGTTTTATACTTCCTACATATGATCCAACTTCTTCAGATTCTTTTCTTTTTGTAAAAGATGTACTTTCAGTACCACATATGGTTGAGATGATGGGGTATATGTATAGAAAAAGTAACTTAAAAAAGTTGTATAATAGTCTTTTTGATACTAATAGGTTTGTTATAATGAAGCCAAATCAATCTATCAGTCTTTTTGGGGAATGGATAGAGGAAAAAAATCTTCATTACAGTAATGACAGCTACAAAATAGTAACAAGAGATACAGATGATGATGATTACAGTAGACATGGGTTAAGATCAGATCATAGACTACCTTTTGAGAGGTTAACTTCTGAAAAAAATCTAAGGTCAGCTAGAATGTGTGATACAATGTAATCCCAGTGAATGGAGGTTACAATAGATATAATTAAATGTGCTAAATATAATGTAACACCCAATGAGTATATAATATTAAAATTACTTAAAGACGACTTACTTCAAAAAGTAGAAGAGTATATAGACTATAAGTCTTGCTTAAGTACTTTAGAAGAAAAAGGATTTTTAGATAATCAAAATATTATAACTCATTTGGGATTGTTACTACTAAATGTTGCTAATGCAGCTACACAGTGGGAAGAGTTTAAAAACCTTTATCCCAAGACAGATGGAGCCAGAAGATTACACAATAGACCTTCAATATGTAAAGAGAAGTTTAAAAAAATTCTTAAAGACCACACTTTTTTTTCTGTAATAGAAGGCTTAAAAAACGAAATATTTGTAAGAGAGAAAGCCAAGTCAAAAGAACAGTGGATAGAAAATTGGCAACTTATGTCCACTTATTTAAATAACCTTTCTTGGGAAACTTATAGTAATATAGATGTAGTAGATGAGGATCAAGAATCTATTAAAAAGTTTATCATATGAATTATGAAAGTTTTTTAAAAATGATCCGAAGGGGGCAGCAAGGAATGAATAGGGGTTTATCTTTTGATATGCCTAGATTTTCTAAGATTGTCCCAGATTTACAAAAAAGTATGTATTACCTTATTGGTGGGGAACCAGGCACTGGAAAAACAAGCTTTGCAGATGATGTAATGTTTTTAAAGCCATTTGAAGACGCTTTAAAGAAGAATAAACCCATTAAAGGGTTGTACTACTCTTTCGAGGTAGACACTCTCTCTAAAGTCTCTAAAATAGTTTCTAAAAGACTGTACGAACAGAAAAACGTGTTAGTTAGTTCAGGAGACTTGTTGGGTTATAATGAAAATAAACTCCCCGAACACAACTACTTAGAAGCTAAAAGTTATAAAGATTATTTTGAAGATTTATTTTCTAAATTTAAATTTTATGATTATGCAAAAACTCCCGAACAAATAAAAAAAGACCTTTTATCTTTCAGTGAAACTGTAGGTAAGTGGGATGGGGATACTTTTATAGAAAATGACCCCAATTGTACTTATTTAATTATAATAGATCACTTAGGTCTTGTGGGAAGGGGTGGTATGACTAAAAAAGAAGCAATGGATACCCTTTCAAGTATACTTGTCTTTTTTAGAAACCAATGTAAAATGACTTTTGTCGTAATACAACAATTTAATAGAAGTTTGTCTTCTACTGACAGGTTTAATATTAAAAGGGTTGTACCACAAATTTCAGATTTTGCAGACACTTCTAACCCAATACAGGATTGTAATAAAGCTTTTGGTTTATTTAGCCCAGGTAGATATGGTTTTGAAGAGTATGCAGGATATAGAATAAATCCATTAGAAGACAGATTTAGAACTCTTCATATATTAAAAAATAGAGAAGGTATTTCAGACAGAACACTACCATTAGAATTTATAGGAGAAGTTGGGTATTTTAGGGAGTATGAAAAAAATAAATAAAAATGGAATTACCAAAAGAAAAAATTGAACCAACTAGTATAAGCCCTCGCTCTATACTTATTTTTGGTCAAGCCAAAGTGGGTAAAACTACTGCAGTAGCTAATTTAGAAAGCAATTTGATATTAGATTTTGATGATGGAACTAGAAGTATAAAAGCTTTAAAGATACATATAAAAGATTTTACTCAACTAAGAGAGGTTTTAACAGAAATTAAAAATCAAGGTAAACCTTATAAATATATTACAGTCGATACTGTAAGTAAGCTAGAAAGTATGTGTGAAGAACTAGCTTTAAAAATGTATCAAAAAACAACTATGGGTAAAGCCTATAAAGGAGGTATATTAGAACTTCCTCAAGGAGGTGGTTATTATTATCTAAGAAAAGCTGTAAAAATTGTTTTAGAAGAGATAGGAGATAGTGCAGACAGAATTATCCTTATAGGGCACTTAAAAGATAAATTTATAGAAAAAGAAGGTAAAGAGTTTACAGTAAGAGAAGTAGACCTTGCAGGAAAACTCGCTTCTATAATATGTGCAGAGGTGGATGCTACAGCCTATATGTACAGAGATAAAAATAAAGCTGTATTAAATTTTGCTTGCGGGGAAACCCTAATAGCAGGTTCAAGACAAAAACACTTGTTCGGGAAAGAAATAGTAATATCCGAAGAAGATGAAAAAGGAAAAATTACATACTATTGGGATAGTATATTTATAGATTAGAATAAAATGAATTACGAGTTAAATGAGAATGGTGTAGCATACCTTATGTGTGACAGAGCTACTCTAGATGTCTTTTTTAATATAGAAGACTCAGAGGGTGGTGTATGTATAAACATTAGTCCCCTAAAAGACGAAAAAAATTATCCATACACCTTAATAAGGAATGTAATACAAGAGCAAGAAGCTATTTTTATAGTTAAATATCTTTTAGGGAATAATCATGGTAAAATATTAAGAGCTACTAAGTTAAACGAATCTTCTTTTCTCTTTAAAAAACATATACCAGAAAGTAGAGGTATAAAATTCCAGGAAACAGATTTAATAATATTTGACACAGAAAAAACCCCTAAGTGGGATATGGTGGGTTTAATGTCTAGTAGAAAAAAAGGCTATGGTCAGGAATTAAAAACGAAACAACCAATTAAAAAGGAGAGAAGAGGAGTATTTCAAGAAATAGAGGGATTATTCCGAGGACAGAGGAGAGAGGAAATAGCAAACCCTATAGAACTTAACAACATACCTTTAGTTAGACATAGACGTGGGGATGACATCAACCCCATAGTTGAGTATGACCCCTACAGAGGTTTCAATGAGTTGGAGCTTGTTGATGGGCTCCTCGAGCATAGAATTAAGCCCGTAGAAGTTGGACACAATCCTCTCAAATATAGAGTTGGGTACGACCCTATTCAAGATGAAGTAGCACCTTTTTAAAATAGTATAATAAAATTAATTGATAAGTAGGCTTACATAAGTCAAAAATAATATGAGTGGATTTTTAAAAAATAAAACCTTTTCTACTACAAGTGGAAATACATTATATACAGGAGTATGTAATGTAGGAGTAATAGGAGTAAACCCTAATAAGGAAGAGCTTTCTATAATTCTTGGTAAAGAAGTAGAGATAGAGCCTGTTTATACAGGCACAGATGATTCAGGAGATAAGTCCATGAGACTTGATTTTTGGTTACGATGTAAAGACACACTTCCTGAGGGAGGTGTTGTAGAAAATATTGTAAAAATGCCTATTTTCTTAGGCACTACAGACATCAAGAGTAAAGACGGTGTTAAAACAAAGTACATAGATAATAAGCTTGGGGCAACATACTCTAAATCAATAGAGGAACTCCCAGATTGGTTTGAAAAAACCACAGCTAGACCTTGTAAAAAAGGAGAAGAAGAGCTTATGTCGTTCTTATCTACATTAGCTAGATTTAATAGGAAAGACGAAGACTTTAGTGTAAAATTTGAAAACTACGATCTTATTCTTAAGGGAGATGTTCTTGAAATAAAGAATATCTTAAAAGTGGTAGAAGATAACACTGTAAGAGTTCTTTTAGGAGTTAAAGAAGACGTAGGTAGAGATAAATACTATCAAAGAGTTTACACTGGATGTTTTCTTTATGGTGGTAATGGAGACACAGACTACCTTCAAAAAAAAGCAGAAAGCCAATACGGTGGGTGTAACTTAGAGTACATGGAAAGTATGACTTTGCAATCCTTTAAAGAAGAAGAAATAAAAAAAGGAGATAAACTTCTTTTTTAAATTAGAATATAAATAAAGAGAGGGAGGATTAAACCCCCCTTTTTTAACTTGACAAGATATGGATAAAAAAGAAGTTCTAGCTAAAATTACTCAAGAGGAGATAATGCAGCACTACTTTCCTTACAAAATAAACAACCCAATTTCTTATTTAAATCCCTTTAGAAAAAAAGGAGATGAAGATGTTATAGCTGGGTGTAAGTTTTACTATTTCGGAGAAAAGTACCTTTTTAGAGATTTTTCTCATCCTGATTTATCTGGAGACTGCTTTAAAGTATGCTCTATGGCAAATGGTGACTGTAGTTTTGATGAATCTATACGTATTATTTCTAAGGATTTTAATCTTGATTGGAAAATACAATCTTTTAAAGAGCTCAAAGAGTTTGCAAAAAAAAAGGCTAAGGTTCAAATAGAAAAAAGTGTTTTAAAAGAAAGATATTTAGGTAATAAGTTTACCCTAGAGATACACTCTTGTCCACTACAGCCCAAACATTATTTATATTGGAAAAAATTAGGAGTTCCTTGTAGAATGCTTAAAGAGTACAATGTATTAGGGTTAGAAAAGATAGTATTTAAATCTTCTTCTTACAATAGTACGAGAAGCTATGATGGTAGTGTAGCCTTTTGTTATGATGAGGGGGATAGTGGAAAAACAGCTTACATACCACACTCACCTAAAGGGTATAGGTTCTTTAAAACTGTATCTGGAAGTCATGTAATGGGTGTAGAAGAGGTTAAAAATAACCTACTAGGAAATATCGCAGATAGAATAATAGTAACAAAATCTAAAAAAGATATGTTAGTACTAAACTCTTTAGGGTTTTTTTCAATATCCTTACAAAGCGAACTACCTAATATAACTGAACGAGTTAAAAAAGAAATAGAACTCCTTAGTGTTGACCCACCCTTAATAATTTATGATGGGGATGAGCCAGGTAGGAAATTATCTGCCCTCCTTAGTAAAAATACAGGTTGGCCTTATTTGGTTTTAAAACAATATGACGACCCTGGTACTTACGCCTCTTTAAACTATAGAGACATTCTATATAAAGAAATAGCTGCCAGTCTTGTTATAAAGGATTTTAGATACGGTTAATTATAAAATAAAATGAATAGAAATAGATCAGCAGGGCACACTTGGGAAAGATTATGCATTAACTTGTTGAAAACTATATCCTATTTTAAGAATATTGTCTCTTCTAGATCCGAGAGCGTTAATAGGGATGCTCAGAAAGTAGACATTATGAATAAAGATGAAGATGAGAACGGGAGGTTGCTTTTTGATATCCAATGTAAAACCACTTGTAATTCTGTAAACTATCACAAAATTATGAGTGAGATGGTTATTAAAAAAATACCTCTTATTCTTCACCGAAAAACAAAGAAGCAAGGTAAAAGCTTCTATAAAGAAGAGGATTACGCCATTTTAAAAATGGAAGATTTTATCAGACTTCTCAAACAAATTGATTTTGAGTTATTTAAACAAATTTAAAATTGACGTGTTTGAAGCTTTTAAACAAGATACAAAACTATTAAAACAAGCTGTATGTGCTATAGAATCTCAAAATGAGAATAGCTTAAGACTTGTTTTAGAAAAAGGAATAGACGATCCAAAATTATATATACATGAAATAAGAAATAAAAAAGCTTTAAAGATTGTCAATCCCTATTTTAAAGGGATGTATAAAAAAAGAAATAAGTTATATTCGTCTTTTATGGACAAATATACATCAAGTATAAAAAATACTAAAGTGTATGTTGGGGATAATTGACGCAGATTCTTTTATGTATTATGCTGTCTATCAAGACCTCTCTTATGAGGGGATGCGACAATATCTTGATGACAATATTACTAGAGTAGTGAATGCTGCTAAAGTAGATAAATACCTAACAGTCCTTACAACGGATAGTTTTAGGTATAAACTAAGCAAAAGTCGTAAGTATAAGGGGAATAGAAAAAACGTGGTAAAAAAACCAGAGTTTTTTGCTCTTAGGGAGTATATGATTCAAAAGTATAAAGCAATATGTGTTAAAAACATGGAAGCTGATGACTTAGTGATACTACTCCAAGAAAACCTAACTCAGGATTCAATCGTACTTTCTCCAGATAAAGATGTGTTAAGACAATCTAGACACGCTTTTGACTACAATGCGAAGTCTATGTCGGAGATAAAAAACTCAGAAAAACAGATCATCTTTAATATATATCATCAAATCCTCACAGGAGATAGTACTGATAATATAGAAGGTGTTCAAGGAGTCGGAGAAAAAGGAGCAGATAAGTTACTAGAGAATGTTAAAGATATACCTTCAAAAGTGCTATCTGTTTTTACAAATAAGTATGGTATACAAGATGGTATGTTCCGTTTTGTAGAAGCTTATAGGTTAATATATTTATTGAGAAATGAAGAAGATTTAAAAAGAGAAGTAGGAATAGAGATACCCTATAATAAGTATATAGAAAGTAATTTGAACATAATAGAAGAGCTAGAAGATCAAAATAAAGATCTCTGGTAAAAAATAAAAGCTATTTATACATACTTCCTATCTACGGGGAAGATTGGATCTCTTTTAAAGAGGTTCAACAAACATATCTCTACAACAACATCTTAGAATTTTCGTTCATAATTGAGTGCAATAAGGATTCCATGAATTTGGATAATAGTGCTCATCTATTAAAAAAGTTTATATATAAAGATAGACTTTTTTATCAAATGGTAGTACCACCTACTTATGTAGAAGACTACCATAAAGTGTGTAAATCTAGATACTCCACAATATCAGAAAAGTATAAGAACAAAATACTCTCTTTTCACGGATTAAAACCTACAAGCAAACAGTTTAAAATCCTATATAGAGATGAGTCTTACTACAAAGAGTTAGAAGAAAAGCTAGCTGTAGAAATATCTAGGCTCCAAGAGATTGGTAGTGTAGTTGACCACGAAGAAGAAACAATAGTGTTCGGCAAAGAAGATATAAAAGAAAGAGAAAAGTTCACAAAAGTACAATGGTGATATTTAGGTAAAAAATAAGGGGAAGTGCTTGCTTCCCCTTTTATTTCTAATATGTTCAAAAGACTTTTTTTTATTCCTCCATGCTGTAGTATAGACCCTTGAGTACAGGGGTTAATTTTATAATATCCTTTCCTGTCTTAGGGTCTAATGTAAGTACATGTGTAGCTAGCTTAGTAACGTCCTTTAAAAGTGAGGTTACAGGTACTGGTGACTGTAATAGTTGTGTAAACTCAGTAGGATTAAAAAAGAACCCTAACTCTAAAGAGGTTCTATTCATTATCTTAGCAAACTTTTTAAGTGCGTAGGAGTTTTCATCGTCATCGCCATCAGCCATACTAAATGCAGCTAATATAATAGGTAATATTGCAAAATACATAGCAAGTTCAGAAGCTGCTGCCCTAAATTGAGATTTTCTTAATTGGAAAAACTCTTCTTTAGTTATCTCGCTATTAGGGTTTTCTTCTTTATATTTTTCATAAAAGAAATTACCAGCTTTAGTATCCATACTATTAGACCCTTTATAAATCATTAGAAGCTCTCCATAGGCCCCTAAGAACTCTTTTATGGTAGGTAGTACTCCTGACTTCCAAAACTCTCCTACAACAAGCCTATAACGCCCAAATTGTACTTCTTCTAAAACTTCGTCATATCTAGTATCACCAAACCTCTCTTTCCACATAGCAGGTATCCACCCTCTAAACTGGCCTAAAAGCCTTCCTAAAATAGCTGTTTGTGCTAGGTTTATATCTTCCGCAGACATATTACCTTTATTTTGAGCTGCAACTCTACGAACTTTTAATCTAAATTTTCTACTTTCTTTTTTAGAGGCTACATTACCCTCAGAATCTACAATAGATATTTTATTATTTTCTAGTTTTACACTTTCCCATAAACTTTTAGTGTTGGGGGGAAGTAAAGACAGTCTTTTTATTTGTCCTTTTTCATCAAATCCGTATTTCCTCATCATGCCCCCTAAAGTAATAAGATCTATAAACTCATCTACTTTTCTATGGGCTGCGAAAAATTTATCAAAAGTAAACCACTTATTAAGTCTTTTCGAAGCCAAATCATTAGCTCTTTTATAACTATGATTTTCTTGAGATATGTCTAAAAGGTCCCACACTCCAACTAGTTTTTTTCTACCCCCACTAACTAGGTCTCCTAAGTCTTTCATAGATGCTGCTATTCCCTTATTGTCATAGTGCAACCTCTTAGCTCCCCCAGATAAAGTATTGAAAAAAGAGCCTCCCATTGCCCCTGCAGCTGATATCACATTAAAAGATAAAGATACTAATGAGTGGTAAGAAAGGGTTTTTACAATAATTTTATTACCGCTGTAAGTCCTACCACCAATAGGGACTTCTATATCTTTTTCTTTAGAGCTTAAGCTTCTTCCATACAAATAGTATTCTACAAATCTATCAAAAGCTTCTTTATTTTTATCACTCCCCTTCTGATGACTTTCTCTAGTTTTTCCCACATCTTCATAAACAGTATTACCTAAGTAGTCTGTAAGGATTTGGTCTTGAGAGGCTAAAGTCCATTTCATAAGAGATACCTCATCTTCTATTTTAGACATTGCTTCGTAATTGTAAGCCATTTGTGCAAAAAGAATCAAACTCCTCCCCAAATCAAAAGATTTCTGAGTGTTGTCTATATCCCCCTTACTATTACGTACAGGGTTAAGATATAGTAAGGGTATTACATTTATAGGCTTACCTTCTGAGTCTATAGTACCCAAAAAGTCATCATCCTGTCTTATTTCTAAAGAGTTTTTAAAAGAGCTGGACACACCTGAAATCCCTGTGCTCAAGAGAGTGTCCATCATATCTTTATGAACATTAGCTACAAAGTTTTTAGCTATATGGACTTCAGGTAAGTTTAATATTTTATCAAACTCTATCATATAGTTCTCATGCATCTCAAAAAAATCTTTAAGAGGCTTATTCTGTTGTATATAAGACCACTCAGAACTTGTGTGTTTGTCTGGGTTTTTTACAGAAATGTACCTATTTGTAGAACTTATCCAAGCATGGGGGCTTCCAAGTACGTTGTTTTTACTATCCCACCAAGACATTCTTTTTTTTTGCACTTCTGGGTTATTATGCATTGATTTTATATGATCCTCATAGTCTTTTCTCCTAGATAGCATTTTATCTCTACTTTCTTTTGTCATCTCGTAGTTTTCCTGCATCCACTCAATATCTTTATTCAGAATGGCCTTCTCTCTTTCTTGCCAAAATTCAGAGGTAAACCTAGTAACTAACATTCCACTAGAGTTTATGATTTTGTTAAAAGCCTGTTGTAAGCTCATACCCTTAGACTTTGCCCATATACTAAGAGTGTGTTGTACTCTCTCTATATTTTCTTTAGCTTCTCTAGTCTTATCCCTTACATCATCTATTGCATCTTGTTTTCTTTTACTAAAAAGTTTGAATATAGGGTGGTCCCAATCACTAAGATAAGTAACCCAAAAAGATCCTGATTTTTCTTTTTGCAACTCTAGTATACCCTCTACACCATGGATATCTCCTTGTATTTTTATTCTCTCCTCAAGAACATTGTTAAACGACTCTCTTATATTAGCCATTTTAGAATTGAGTGACGCTACTTTTTCTTTTATAAGGTTGTAATCTTCTTGAGAAACTTTATTTTTTTCCTTGCTTATTTTTACAAGTAAAGAGTCAGTATTTTCTTTAAATAATTCAAGAATTCCTATATTAGAAGAGATAGTATCATTTAAAATGTAACCTTCTTCTTCTGGATTAAATATAGCAAGATCTCCATCCATTTGATCTAACATTTCATCAATAAAATCCAAATAGCTAATAAGTTCTCCTTCTATCATTACAGCATGAAGAGCTTTTTCTATAGTGTCTAATTGTGCTAAATCTCTTTCAGTAAAATTTCTTGCTTTTAACTTGACTTCTATTTCCGCCCTTTTCTTTTTTAAAGACTCTATAGTTTTATGTAAGCCCCTGTCGTCTACAAACTCCTTAGAGACGCTTAGTACTTTTGCTGCTGGGTCTTCTTTACTTTCAGGTGTAATTATATGTCTTACAAAATCATTATTTATATTCATATAACTGATATAAATAGGCACTATTCTAGCTCTTCTTATTTTCTTTATTCCGTATTTTGCCAAAGTTTTAGCATACTGACTTAACTGTGAATCCCAAGACTCTCTCTTAGAAAGCTCTAAGAAAGGAGAGCTTATAATATTACCATCCTCATCTAGTTTCATATTCCTAAACTTCCAATCGTAAACGGCACCACTTTTATCAGAGAATATCACTAATAAATCAATAGTACCTGCCATTTCATCATCTGCGTTATACACAGAAACCTCAGTAAGAAATATAGGCTCTTTGGTGGGGTCTATCTCACTTTGAATACTCCTAGAGTCTTCTATAACATAAGATACTTGGTCTGACAATTTTTGAAAATCTTCCTGAGAGATCCAATTAGGTTTTACTGGTATCTCATTTTTTATAAGAGTGTTTAATAAATACTCTTTTAAATCGTGACCTCTAGTACCCCCTCTTTTTAACTGTTCATTATAAGCACTATTTTCATTTAACTCTTGTTCAAGAAGTTGTATTTTTGATTTACCTTTTCTATAAAGGGCTTTTTGTAAGTTAGTCACCCTACCTACAAACTTGTTAAGTTTTTTATGAAAGTAATTTTCAGCACCCTCCCCATCAATTCTAATCTCTAGGTCATCTGCAGTATTAACTATATTAGAAACAATAGTTAGGGTTTCTTCGTAAATCTCCCTACTTGTAGTGTATTTTTCAGTCTCTACACCAGGTTTAGGTGTAGGTCTTATTTTACCTTCGTAGTCTTCTAATGTAGGTATAGTATAGTTATTAGCAGCCCATGCCTCATAGACAGCTCCTTCTCCATACTTATCCTCAATACTCTTCCAGTTGAAAGAGTTTCTTTCTCCTCTAATCGGACAACTCATATTAACATTCTTTTATCATACGTTCCACTTCTTTATCTATACTCAAACCATAACTAGTAAGGAAGTACCCATCCCCCTTAGATAATGTTTTTGGATCAAGTGACACTTTAAAACTTTTAAGCACATCAGATATTTCTTTCTTATGGTACTTAAGCTGTAATTTTTTGTCTGGTTCTAATATATAAATACTATCTAGCACTCTCCCATCAGGTAGCATTCCAGGGTATGAAAATACAGCCACATTTCTAACAGAAGACTTGGTAGTAAGACTAATAGGCTCTTTATAAGCACTTATTTTTTTGGGGTTTTGACTAGGAAAAGCTTTATCTAAAAAGTTTTTTATAAGGTATTTTCTTTCAGTACGACCCATATTATTAAACTTAACAAGTGCTTCATTTAATATTCTCTGGTGGCTCTCGGGGGGTATTAAACTACTATAAGTAAAAGGGCTTGTAGTGTCCCCAGACTGATAATAAGACGCCTTTATTATATCTTTTGCTAAATCAGGGTTTAAAGACTCTATTTCAGAAAAAGCAGAAATAAGCATATTTTCTTCATATACAGTTCTTTTATTATTATACATAATAATATTATCTTGATCTCCTATCCTGGTATCCCTGCTTTTAATTATAGGTACTAATTGTGTTATAGCATGATTACCGTAAAGCGGGTCTCTTTGATTTTTTTTAATATTACTTAATCTTACAGCCAAAGAGTTATCACCAAAAAATAACCTATGTAAATCCCTATTTATATTTATAGTCCCATTAGTAACAGAACCTATGGTATTTACAAGGTAGTTGGTAAACTCAGATCTTAATAGTATTAAGAATTTGTCTCTATCTACAGCATGTTGTTCTGCCATTTTAATAAACTCTGAGTGTATGTCATAAGAATCTAAAGTAAATAAGTCTACAAACAAAGACATTGCTCTTTCTATTACTTCTTTATAAGGCTTATAATAACCCCTCATAGACCTAGAATAACCCCTTATTTTTTTATCTCCACTCAACCTAGCTATAGTATTCAATCTATTAGAAATAATAGTAGATATATTAGAGACACCATTTGTATCTAAACTAGAAGAGGTTACCACTTCTGACAGTCTACGAGAATCTTCTAAGTACACAATAAATTGGTCAAACGCTTTTATTTGATTTTCCTGAGATGGGTTTTTTATTTCAGATTCTAAATCTGCATTAGTTAAAGGTGTATTTAAGTATTCTTTTGTTTTTAATTCTTTATTAGAATACATATCAGGTAAGTTTACTGACACTAAGGCCTCTACTTTTTGCAATCCTGGTAAATACTCTTTAGCTGCAAACTCCAAACCTTTTATTTTACCATTATAGTAACTTAAAAGCTTATAAGGATCACCCTTATATTTTTTTATTAGGTCTTTTTGTATATCCCAGTCTTTTTTATCCGACTCTTTAAAAATAGAATTAGTATTTCTTATTTCTTGTACATAAGATTTTATAATAGGTTGATTCATAAAACTAATAGCCCATTCTACACTGACTCCAGATCTTATAAGATAAAACATGACATTAGAAACCTCTATATAACCATTCATATCAAATATATAAGGGTCTTTGGATACGTCTACATAAGCAGTTAGGAACTCAGATAACACCTCACTTATAAGCCTCCCATCTTTATTTTTTCTTTGTGAAAAATCTACATAGCCGTCTTTATTATTATGCTCTGTAAATATATCAGCTTCTATTTTTATACCATAAAGTTGTGATATAGTATTATGTGTGATTTGAAGAGCAGTTACACCCACACCTTTCTTACCAGAAAGAAATGATTCAAAAGCTGTCATATTAGCTTTTAAAGTAAAAAGGTCCGTATAAGAATTTTCAACCCTTTTTCCTTTAGAAGACTCTTCTAACTTTCTTATTCTTTGGGTATTGTTGTATAAACTTCCTTTATCTAGTACGGGGTAGAGAAGTTGAGACGCATTATCGGGGTGTAGTAGTAACTTTTTTTCTATTTTTAGTTTTTTGTTAAACATCCCTTCAACACCTTGTGTGTCTTCTACTAGCTTTCCATCAACTACTTTAAAAGAGGGCATGTAGATATTAAGCTTATCAATGTCAAAGTCAGATCCTGCCTTAACAGTAATTGCGCTAGGTACTATTGTAATATCTCCACCCACTGGCGATAAGAACTTTTTTATAGTAAATACTTCAGCAGATGATAAAGATTGTGTAGGTATACGGAAACCCACCCAAGTAAATAAGTCTTTATACTTAGGGTCGCTCAGATACTTTTCATTTATAATCTCTACACCTTTTGTTATGTCACCTTTACCAAGTTTTTCTGCAATATTATAAAGGTTTTTAGGTAAAGCAGTTATAACCTCCATAGGAACAGTCTCAACTTCATTTATTTTATAAAAAGCCAGGAAAGAGTTAAATTTAGTATTACGTACTGTATCTTTAGTTTCAAAAAAAGAGCTTGATACCTGTACATGCCCCGACCCTGATCTTTTCTTGCTTATAATCTTTTTATTGTAAAGGGCGGATACCATATCATATATCTTCTTTTTTGACTGTAAATGATCTAATTTACCAGGCCTAATAGAGTCTAGCTCTGAAAGTATATTATTATTAGCACCCCTTTTAGTTATATTCTCTATAAGGTAGTTTTTAAGAGCTGTAACGTCTTTTACGGACACTTCTCCATCTACTCCTATCTTGATACCCATTGAAGACTCCACACTCTCTAAAAGGGTGTTTGTTATATCTGTATTAAGTTTTATGTAATCTTCATGTAAAGCTTTTAATTCCTCATTTTGAAAAATTCCATCGTCTGAAATATTAGATAAGGCAATCTTATTTATTTGTGTACCCTCAGTAATATCTGTTTTTACTTTAGGTGCTATATCTAACTGAATGCCAAAATACTTATAATTTACAAGTTGTTCAGGAGCACCTTCAAAAGTAATAAAGCCATCCCCCTCTGTGTATAAAGAGTGTAGATTACCTCCTTCGTTAATAAGGGCCCCAAATTTAGTAGCACTGCCTGTTTGTAAGATACCTATTTTTTTAGATGTCATATAACTAGATATTGTTTCTAATTTAGTATCCTTTATAACACTAGGTACTAGTGGTAGTAAAGAGTGTTTAAAAGATACAGGATTATACCTACTTATATCATTAACATCAGGCCCCACATATTGTGTTTTTAAAGGGGGAAAATAAGATAATGACTCCAGAGAAATTCCCTGACCAGAAATTTCTTTTTGGTACAAAGCTTCTAATTTATCACTCCAAGACTTAGATCTTAAGTGGGTCTCTCTGTATTCATCTAATGTAATCCATCCCTGTGCATTAGCTTCATTAGCTTTTTGATATTCTTCTTTAATAGCAGATACTTGAGCAGAAGTGTGGGTCTTACTAAAAAGTTTTACTATATCCTCAAGATCTTCTTCAGCGAGAGATGTTATAATATCTTTTATAGTTATAGTTTTTATTATATCTCTATCAGTATCTTTTTTATCAAGCCTTTTATAATTTTTGTTTAAGTGGTGTTCAAATTCTACATCACCTACCCTACTAATCTTTTTTGTAGCATTGTACAAAGACATCCTTTTAAAGAAATCTGTTGTATTTTTGTAGTAAGCAGGGTGACCTGTAAAAACTTTAGTAGTTTCTATATTAAACCCTATGTAATTATGAATAAACTTGTCCAGTTCTTCATCTTTGTAACTTTTAATATCCTCACCCAGAATTTGTTTTAAATAATTTTTTTGCGAGTCGAAAAATACTTTTAAAGCACCATCTATAAGTTCTTTCTTACTTTCTATGACTCTCTCTGCTATATTAAAGTCTTCATGCTCTATTATATCTTGTATTTGTAGCTTATTACCTAAATCATTTATTTTAAGAATATCTTGAAAGAACCCCATGTTAATCATGTTACTTTCTACGTATTGTGTATTAGACCCCTTTCTATCCCTAACAAAGTTTATTTCGTCCACAAGATAACCCCTAAAAGCTTTATAAGCCTCCTCAGTAGTGTTATAAAGCAACTCCCCATTGTTTATAAGGAAACCACTCTCAACCTTTCTGTCAGAAGCTCTGTTGAAGCTGTATATCCCCTTTAAAGTATCTATTACCATCTTTTTAGCCCTATCTTTAGGTGACATTTTAGAAAGTTCTACAGAAACTAAAGGAGATTTAGAGTTTTTTACACCCTCATGAAAAAAGTGGGTTATTTTTTTACCTTCTAAAAGCCTCTTTTTTATTACAGAGTTTTTAGAGTACACATCATTAAATTGAGGAAAGGTATCTAGATTAGAGCTATTCCAACTATTAGTCAGTAGAGAAAAATAAGTATTAAGCCCTATGTCATAGACGCTTGTCCCATCTACATTAAAATGTTGTAGCTCTACAGCCTCTTTTGACTTTTCTACCACCTTGGATACAAGATAATCTATCTGTCCACCTACAGAGCCCTTAGACCTGCTAAAAAGGCTGCCCATATCTGCTTTATCCGAATATTCTAGTATATTACTTACTATTTCCCTGATATTAGTATCGGGCTTACCCGCCATACTATAAACCTCTTTATCTGAATACATAGATGGGGTTTTAGTATAAATACCAAATTGATTTAATATTCTATCAAACACGTGCCAAGACTCTACATGTGGGTTATTAAGACTTTTAGCTAGATTTTCTATTTCAGCCCATGCAGAATTAGGTAGAGTCCTATTTTTAGTTTCGGGGTCAACAGTACCAGAAATAATATTCATGAGACTACTTTCCCACTCTTTTCTTATTTTAGCACTAAGTTTGTTCCTATTGGCATCTATTACTCGGTACTCCCCATCTTCTACTAATCCTAATAGAAAAGATGTTTTTGTCTGAGAAAAGTGTTGTAAAGTTTCAGTAATTGCATTTTGACCTAATTTTTCTATTTTTTCTACAAATTCTGATAACTCAGGTCTAGAGTCAGAAAAAGTCAATAGCTTACTTTTAAGCTCAGCCCAAGAATAGCTACTATGAGCCAAATTCATCATATAGTCATGAGTAGAGCCTGGGTTTACAGACTGTTCCAAACCATAGTTAGGGCTACTACCAGTTTCTCTTAAAGAAGCTATTACCATTTTTACAAGATGGGGCATGTGATCTTTAGTAGAAAAAGTGTAAGCCTCTTTTAAAAATGCATAATCATTAGTACTTCTTTCTACTTCACTTATAGATTCTTCATCCATAGCAGCTTCCACCCCATAGTTGTACTTCATGTACTGGGTGTGAGCCTCCACTACTTTATCCCAATTATTAAAAATAGTATAATAATTTTTAACTTCGTCAATTCCCTCTGGGTTCTCTTCTTCTGAGTATTTTTCTTCTAAAGCAATACCCATATCGTTTTCCATATGATACCTTACAGCATCATACACATCTTTAGGATCAGTATTCTCATCAAAGAAAAAGCCCTCTTTAAATTGAAGCATGTTATTAAGAAAATAAGAAGTGATACCCCTCATAATCTCATTCTCGTGCTCTGTAGAGAGTTTTATTGTTTCCCCACCTTCTTCAAACTGTAACCCGTAGACCTTAGACTGTTTTTGTTTGTGTCTATCCTCTATATCAGCTGTTGTTTCTGGAGAGTTTAATGAATTATTTTTGAAAGTATTTGTTGTAAAATTAACCCAATCTACTAAATCTTTATTTCTTCCATATTTTAACTTTTCTGTAAATGCTGATAACCAATGAGATATTTTTATTTCTGTCCCGTCAGATAATTTTGTTTTTATAGGTTGATATTTAACTTCTTCTTTATTATAAAATAAATCAACACTAGCAGCATTTAAATCTTTTGGTACATTTTGTAACCCTTCATTATAAACTTCTCTATTTTCTGTAACTTTATTGGATCTAACACTAACATCATAGTATCTTCTATAATTAGAAACTACTTTTCCTTTAGAATCAACAACATCATAACTTGCTATGTATTTATTTTCACCAAATTCATCAGGTTTAAAAAAAGTCATGTTGGTAACTTTATAACCTTTTGGCGGGACAATATATGTTTTAGTGTAGTATGTAGGTGAATCAAATTCTCTTACAATTTGAGAACCTTTAAACTCAGTTAGTAGTTTTACAGAAGGGTCTCCTGTATAGTCAAATGGAACTGCCCAGTCTATATCATGCATTAAATGCCCTAGTTTTCTGTAAACACTTCCTTGTTCCGCAACAGCTACACTACCCACTAGAGTTAATCCTTCACTACTTAAAAATTTAATTATATTTTCACCATGTTTAGATTCAGATAAAGCTTTTTCTAAAGTAACTCTTTCTTTGCCTTGTAGATTATTATCTCCTAATATTATTTCTTTATTATTTACTAAAACTTGAGAGATTATAGCATCTGTAATTTCTTTTACATTTTTTGCAGAATTAAATAAATCTTTAAACCATTGTAAAAATTTATTAATAAATTTATGCAACTCAGAATTATTATTTTTAGCATCTAATAAAGATTCTTGTAAAAATTTTTCTAAAATAGAATTTTTAATTTTATTATATTCAGCAATATATTTTACCCACTCATCCATAGGTATTCTATTTCCTGCTTTTAAGTAATCATATATTTTCTCAATTTCTGGTTGCTTTTTAATATTTGTTTTAAACTCTGCTGTATCTTCTATTAAATCTTGTAAATGATTAAAGTTAATGTTAGGACTTGCTTGTAATAATTGAACAAGTAATTTAGAAGAACTATTTATAAAATCTTGATTTTCATTTGCAGGATTTATATAAGCAATTTTTCTTAAAATATCAACAGAAGAATCTCCTTCTTTAAATGTTATTCCAAAATTATTAAAAAAAGTTATTAGTTTTTTATTAAAATCTTGGTCAGTAGGTATCTTACTTTCTATGAAAGATTGAATTTGTTCATTAGTATAATCAGCAAAAGCTGGTTCTATAAATTTTAAATCTTCTATGTTTTTATTTTGTTCTGGAGTTAATTGTTCACCAACAAACTTTTTAAATTCAGCGATTGTTTTTGGAGAGGTTAATATTGTTATTTGAGAAGGTTCAAATACTACTTTTTGAATTGTAATATAATCAACTATACCTGTTTTATTGTATAATTCTATATCAGAATTAACATATATAGAATCATATCCTAAATTTTTTAAATGTTTACCTATTTTTTCGTAGGCATCAACAGTCCATTTATAATCACTTGCCCAATTAGTATCTTTATCTTCTTTCGTAAGAATATTTAATTTATCAACCCAACTTTCGTTTTCCCATTCTTTAGCTTGTATTATAAAAGGGTTTTTAATATTTAGTAAATTAGGGGAAACACTTCCTTTTTTGTTAGGAGCAGATTTCATTATAAAAGAATCTGTTTCGTTATCTCCTGTTAATTTGCTTTTAATACTATCATAGTCTTTTTGAGCGTATTGACTTGCTACTGTGATATAACTATTGGAAAAGAAAAAACCTAAAATTGAATTAGGATTTCTATATTCATAATCTTCTTTATTTTTTAATTTTACAAAATCATCAGTATTTGTTTTTCCTCCATGATAATTTGGACTTTTAACTTTACTATCAGGTATCTTACTTTCTATAAAATCCTGTATTTGCTCATTAGTATAAGGAGCATAAGCTGGTTCTATTGATTTTAAATCATCTATGTTTTTATTTTGTTCTGATGTTAATACATTTTTATTTCCTAAATCTTGTCTAGTTAAAAAAGCATCAGTTAATATATTAGTAAGTTGCTGTTTATCTAATTTAGAAAGATTATTAAATTTATCTAATATCCATTTAACAAAATTATTCCACCAATTTAATGCTTCTCCTTTTTGTAAAACAACTTGTTCCCCTATACTTTGTACCAATGCTTCTTCACTACCCCATTTTTTAATAGCTTCTTGTACTATTGGAGAATTTCTATACCAAGATATATAATGATGTGCATATTCATGAGGTAAAGTATCAGCTTTTTGATTTACAGCATCTATTAAAACAGTCATTGCTTTAATATTAGCTTGACCTATAATTCTATTAGCTTCATTTCTTTGTAACAAAATATTAGACAATTCTCTTGTTTGATTAATACCTACTTCATACCAACCATTACCATATTCATCAGTAATTCTAATAGGACTATATCCTTGTTTCTTTAATACATTAAATACAGTTTCTTCATAGAATTTAGCAATACTTGATATTTTTAACTTACCTGATTTAGCATCTGCTATTTCTGTTTCTAGTTGATATATTTCTATTGTATTATCAACACCTTTAGTTACGTTAATTTCATAACTATTAAAATCTGCTTCTTTTCCTGCTAAATCAGCTTCTTCTTTTGTATTAAACTTTTTTGTTTCATTTCCACTTGGAGACCAATCATTTCCCATGTCAGTGGCAAAGTATTTTAATTGGTTTTTATTTAGTTCATTAATTCTTGCTTCTTTATTATCTATAAACCCTTGTACAGTTTGAAGTCCTTCTACTTTAGCTGCTGTATCTCCTACAGGAAATAATACTTTTTCATATCCTTTCTTAGCACTATCTTGTATGATAGATTTAACAAAGAATGTTACCCAATTATTGTCTTTGTTTAGTAATTGAAGGAATTGGTTTTCTTTACTAAAGGTTGAACCTTTATTTAGTTCTTTAGATAGTAATATAGCTTCTTCTTTTGTATTAAATTCTTTATATAATTTTCTATCTCCTATGCCAGGTTCATTAACTTGCCATTTATTATTTTTATTAGATAAAGTATAAATAAGACTAGAACCGTTTATTAAATTATCTTTATCTCTACCTTTCTGAAATAAATCACTTTGTATTTCTTGTATTTCTACAGCACCAGTTTTTTTATTATACCAGACTCTAGCCCAACCTATACCATTATGTGTAGCAAATTGAGCATGCCCTCTAATAGAAGGTGTAATAGCAGGAGTTTTAAATTCTAATTCATGGTATTCCCAATCAGGATTTCCCTCATATTTACTTTTACCTTCAGTACTTCCTGGAGCTGATAGGTTAGAGTAATGTTGAGTATTATTTATACCGCCTTCTATTTCTTCAATATCTTTTATACCTTGTTCTGTTAAAAAAGGATTACCTTCATCATCATAATCATAATCTGGTTCAAAAGGTTCAGGTTCAAAGTTACCATCACCTAAATCTACCATTTTATAATCTTTTCCTTTTTCTTTAGCAGTATTAATTTCTACTGTATAACTATAGTTAGATAATAAATTAGTTACTATCTGTTCTCTATTTCTAGTATTAAAGGACTTAATTAATTCTTGTTGTTGTTTTGGTACATTAAGTTCAGTTAATATCTTATCAATATTCCAATTATTCTTATCTCCTTTTCTAAATACTTCATCAGCTTTAGTAGATAATAATATTTCAGTAGCTTTTAATCTATATTGTACTTGATTATTAAATTCTTCTTGATTAAATACATTATCTCCTTGTTCCCATATAGGATTATTAGAATACTCTAATTTAATTTCAGGGTATAATTGTTGTAGTTTAGTTTTTATTTTTTCATTTAGTTCTATAAATTTTAAATCATCTATATTTTTAGATTGTTCTAGAGTTAAAGGTTCTTGTGATGACACATTCATTTTTTGTAACAACGCATCAGCTTCATCTTCAGAAATAGTATCTATGACTGGAGTTATAGGCAAAGGATTATTGTATTCTTGAGAAGAAACCACATAATTTTTAAAGTTTTTATTTTTAGTATCTGTAACTACATCAAATATATAATCTAAAGTATTATTATTTAATTGATTAGACATAAAAATTTCTGAAGCTGTCTGCATAACACCTATAAAGTTACTGTAAGGTAAAGCTTTATTAAATCCATATTTACTGTAACCTATCCCATTTTGATATATAGACATTAAAGGTAACATCTCAAAAGCTTTGCTTATTTTTTTATTCTCAACAGGATCAATAACTTTTTTTACAGTTTCATCTGCAAGATCTAATAAATTCTGATGATAAATCTCAGCTATTTGAGAATCTTTTAAAGCACTGACATCATTTAATGAAAGTACTTCTTGTCCTGTGGCAATATTAGGTTTAGTAAACTGACTAATAATATCATATTTAGTAGTGAGAATAGGATAGTCTTCAATTATATTTAATATTAAATCAGTAAAAGATTGACCTTTAAGATCCATAATAGCTTTTCTATTAAAAGAATTAATCAATGCTTTTTTATTTAAGTAAGCTTCATAAGCTTGTTTTTCATCTTTAATTAAATCATTTAATCTTTTAAAATCTTTACTATCTTTAATAGACACTAGAGAATACATGCTCCTCTGATGTTCTCTTTCAAAAACATATTTAAAATATGTAGACTCATTAGGAAATAACTCTTCAATATTCATAAAACCTCTTAATCCATCACTAGCATAATTTTCAGAAGTTGTATTAGATCTATCATATAGTTTTTTTGCATATTGTTTTTTAAGTTTAACTTCATCAACATACAGTTTACCATCAATGACTTCAGCTCCAGTTTTTATACCAGCTTTAATAACTACATCCATACCTTTATATTCTTTAGGCATGCTTATAAGATTACCTTTTTCATCTACAAAATTGGTCATGTAGTTTTGAAAAATATAATTTGGTATAGCATTTTTAAAAGCTGTTATAAAGTTTCTTGCACCATCCTGAGTTGATCCAAAAGATTTTGTAATTTTAACACTATTGTTTTTAAATTTTTTAACAATATAATTAGTAACAATATCATTGTTTCTTAAAGGAAATACAGGTATAATCAAATCACTTATTAGTTTATTATCAAAAAATGTTCCCAAGATTGAGTCTTGAAGCTTTTCAATAGTTCCTTCCTCTAACGTAGACAAAGCTTTACCTTCATCTATGGTTAAGTTTCTTCTGATTAACTCTTGTAATGTTTTAGAAGTTTTAGTATCAGGATTAGCCATAAACTTTAATGCAGTAAAACCTCTTGTTGATTTTTCTAATTCTAAAAAATGTAAAAACATTGCAATAGCATGTTTTTCATATGCTGGATTTTTAGGATCTTCAACTAATCGCGTCATTAAAGCAATATCAAAATTACCAGCATTATTTAATATACCAGATCGAGATGTAGCTTTTTGTACAGTATTATAATATTTTTTATTAGACGTTGGATAAAAACTTTCTTTTTCTCCAACATATTTAATAAGTGTATTTCTACCAGCTTGATATTTTACAAAACTGTTTTCAAAATCATCTTCTACAAAACCCGTAATTTTAGCATAAGTACTTTTAAGTGTTCTTTGTTGTTTAGTATATTCTCTAACTAAAGGATTAGATACAAAAAGAATAGCTTCTTTCTTAGGTACACCTGCTTTAAGTAAAAATAAAAGTATTGGTAAAGTTTCATAATTACCTTGAATAAAGAATATCCAAGCATCTTTTTCAACATCTACAGCACCATTTAACATTTGAGAAAATAATTCTCCAATGCTATCTAAACCATCAACACTATAAATATTAGATAAAGATATTCTACCATCTTTAGTTTTATTATGTCGTAGTAACAATCTTGTTAAAAATTCTTTTTTACCCTCTACATTTCTTCCTAAAGATGCATTATACTTTAAATTTTTATATTTAGCTGGTAATGAAACACCGATTGAATTCATCATAGGGTGTAAAGAATTTTCTATTGCAATCATACCTAACACTTTCTTACCAACCATGTTTACTTCATGTTTATGTAAGTTATAAGATACTTCTAAAGTTCTTGTAGGACTTATTATCTTTTTTCCATTTTTATCTAATCTAACTGCTTCATTATGCATATTACTAAATCTGTCATAATCAGTTACATATTCTGCAAGTTTATCAGCTATATCATTTTTTAATAAATAAGTATCATTAGGTTTTACCAAAGATGCATAGTTATCACTCAAAGCAAGTATTTCAGATATAGTAGTTATTAATTCATTTTCTAAGGCTGCTTTTTGATTTTTAATTATACTAGAAGCAACACTGGATTTATCAGCAGCTCTAACTTTATCTAAAACTTGATCATTAGTTAATGAACTTCTAACAAATCTACCATAAGCATCAATAGCAGGCATAAAAGTTGTTAATTTATCACCATCAAAATCTGTTCCTGATTTAGCTACTATTTCAGTAGGAGGAATAATTATAGGTCCTGCTGAAGGATCTAAAAAAGCATAAACTTCCATAAATTCCATAGAATTTATACCTTGTACAGGAATTCTTACAGCAGATAAAGTAACAGATTTTCTATTATTATTTAAATTTAACCAATCATCATTTTTTATCATTTCATTTAAACGGACTATTGTCTCTACAGGTTTACCATCCAAGTGTTTTGTTTTTAATAAGTTAACAAAATCTCCTTGTAAAGCAATAGCAACTTTCATTGCATTAGTTGTACCATCTGCGTTTCTACGATAAAAAGGTAAATTATTAGTTCCTAAAAATTGTTGTACTTCAGCCTCAGTTCCTTTTTTAAGATTTGAATCCCATATACCATTTGACATTGCACTAGATACTTGAACTAATGCTTCACCTTTAACTTTTTGTTTAATGAATCTTTTTTCAACTAAAGCTACTAGAATAGTTTCAATTTCATCAGCTAATAAATGAATAGATAAATCTGTTTTAAGTGAGTTGTCTCTATTAAGACCAACTAAATGTATTAAATGCTCAGGAATATCTTTTCTTTCTAATTCTTTTTGAACCACATCTAAAAAATCATGTAGATTACCTGTATATTTATTATTTGTTTTATCATAAGTATAGTGTATCTCGTGTAATAATTCTAATTTTAATAATTCACTATAATTTTCTACAGCTTCTTCATATCTTTTTACAGCTTTTTCATTATCAGAATTAATAATTTTACCCTCACTATACATATTACTTAAAATAAGTTTTCTTAACTGTGTTGAGAATACAGTTTTATTTTTATACTTACTTGGCACATTAGTAACATTTTTTAAATTTTCAAGATAAATTGTATTTTTTGTAAATGCTATATCTTTTTTTAATATTTTTTCATCAGATCCTTTTTCATAAACTATATCAGCTGAACCATTTGAAGTTACACTACCTACTTTAGATCCCGTTTGAAAAGTAATATACTGTATATTTCCTATCATCATTTGTTTATGTAAAGATTCAAGATCTGAACCTGCAATTACTGAAGGAATTAAAGGAGCTAATACAAATTTATGCATTGCATTTACAGGTAAACCCGTATTTGCTAAGTGACCAAAGTTTTGTAATTTATATACTGGAAACAGCTCTATAGTATCAGATATTGTAATCTCTTCTCCATTTTTAATTTTTTGAAATAAACTTTCTTGATCATTAGACCAAGCATCTTCAAGATATCTTAGATTTCTATAAGCATCAAAAGTTATAAAACCTTGACCATCAGCTTCTTCAATATTTTTATATTTACTTATTTCAATAGCAACTCTTCTGTCTATTTCAGCTTTTGCATTAGGTATTTTATATTTTTCGTATTGCTTAGTATATGCCTCTCTTAAGCCAGCTTCTATTTGTTCAAGATATACAGACGTTCTTTTAACATCTTGTACAACAGCTGTATTAAAAGTTCCATTATAAATTATAGGAGTTAAACCTTCTTTTTTAGCATATGAAGAACTTGCTAAGAAACTGTTTACAAATTTTCTAGCAGCAATGTCGGTTCTAAAAGCAGGGCCACCGGATGTAGCACCTGGGTTTCTTTTATGTAATTCTTCTACAGCATGATTATATTGAGAAATGTCTCCGTAAAACAAAATAGCCATTTCAAAATTATGTATCCAAGAATTATATGTATAAGCTTCAATTAATTTATTTTTCACATTATCCTCAGAAACACCAGCTTTCACCATTGCATTAGTAAGTTCTTTATCAACAAAAGTAACTTCATCTGAATCATTAATCTTTGTTTGTTGATCAAAATAAGATTTAACATTTCTTTTTACAATGTTGAGTAAACCTGTAGTATCAGCATTTAAAAATTCTTTTAAATTAAAAGTTTTATTGTCAGCTAAAGCTTTATCAATACCTTTATATATAGCATTTTTACTAGCCGTAGTTAATACATTATCAAATGCAGTAAACACTTCTCCTGCCATAAGCCCTCCACCAATATCTCTATTGTAACCTATATAATTTTTATATATATTTTTATTTTGTTTAAACATATATATTCTTTCAGCTTCAGCTTCCATATAAGGTAGCATGTGTGCTTTAAAAGCATAATCTGATGCCGTACCATCAGCAAACATATTTAAGTCAACCCATAGATTCTTATCACTACCTTCTTTTCCAGGTAATCCTATGACACCTCCTTCAATCCTTGCACCAAAAGAAGCTGATTTAGATGCGTGTCTCATAAATTCTTGAATGCCATCTTTTAACATGGTATTCATTTCTTGAAGCATTTTACTATTAACATCTAAATTAGTTGTATTTACACCAGTACCATTCATTATTTGAGTACCAGAATTCATAAACAAGAGCAAAGATTTATTATTTCTTCTAGTCTGTTTTGCAGAGTTTAAATCAAATAAAGATCTAATTGTAGCTAATCTTTTAGTATAAGGATTAGTTGTAGGATCCATATAGGACATGTATTGAAATTCATCTGTAGTCCATAGATCTGAAAGTACTTTAGCATTGTTTAAAGCAAATGTTATTTTACTAATTGTATTGTTTTCAATATGCTCAGAAACTAAATTTCTTTCTGCATTTAAAACCATTGTATTAGAACTGTCTAAACCATAACGGGCTTGCAATTCAGCAATAGCCTTAATTTGTTTTTTCTGATTAATGTTTTCTAAACCCTGTATTTTAGAAACTTTGCTAGACATTAAAGTTTCTAAAGGTTCTGTTTTAAACTTGACTATTAAAGCTTTAGCATTACTAGAAGCAAAAGGTTTATTTTCTAAATCACTTAATTTTTTTATAATTGTAAATATATAAGGAAGACCAAACTGTTCAATAGTATCTGTATTCTTTTTGAGTGTGTTTTTAATTATACTTAAATCATCTAAATGAATACCTATAGCTCTAGCAAAATTAAATGATTTTTCTATATCTAACTTTCCGTCAATACCAAAATCATTAACAATCTTTTGAATATTTAAAGTTGGTATGTTTTCTCTGCCAACTCTATCAACATAAGGATTTGTAATACTAGAACTAAATTTGTTTTTAAAATTATTAATAATATTAAGAGTTTCACTAGAAGCTTCCGTAACAGAAGATGTATAATCATACACACGTACATAACTATCATCTTCAAACATAGAAGATCTAGTAATAAATTTATCTACGGATTCTCCGTAAGTATTTATTTCTTTAGCCTGTGTTTTAAAAACACTAAGCTGAATATAAGGAACTCTTGACTTACTAAAAGCTTGCCAAAGCGATGTGATAGCTTGAAATTCATAATGATTATTAGTAGTAGTTTCCGGATTAGCTAATTTATTTTCTACTAATTGCTTAAATTGAACATTTGATAAACTTTCTTTTACTAAAGCATCATACATTTTTTGAGGATCTTGCATTCCTGCTATTGCTCTAACAGTACTATTCCAAGTTGTTCTAAAATCTGCAAGTTTCTTAAAACCTAAATTATTATAAACATAATCAATTTCTTTAGTTTTTTTATTAATTGATCCTTGATGTAAACTTTTAAGAATAAATAAAGTTTCTTTACCAGCAAGCTGTATTAAAGTTTTACTTCCCTCTTTTTTATCTCCATATCTTTCACTATTTTCTATATTCTGAGGATCAAACAAGTTACCTTCTTCATCTAATTCTAAAGCTGTATATTTTTGTTTTATTAAATCAAATGAGCTATTATCAACATGATATTTAATTAAACCAGTATCTGTATCACCATAATTATCTACACCAGCTTGAAGAATTCTGATTCTATTTTCTAATATTTCTTTTTTAAAAGCATTGATTTCAATATCTTCTGTATTATCTAAAGCTTCTTTATAACTAGTTAATTTTTCATCTAACTTTACTTTAATCAGTTTATATAAAGGCTCTCTATTTCTTGAATCAAGTAATAAACTTAAAGTTACTGATTTTGATTTTTTAATCTTAGTTTGTTCATCACTAATCTCAGAAATAATAGAATCCATACTATCTTTAAGTAAATTGGAATCTTGTCTATTTAAAACCTGCTCTGTTTTAGTTCCCGTTTTAACAATACCGCTGTTTCTATATAATAAATCAAACATGACATTATCAACAGAAGGTAGATAATTATTTAAATTAGTTCCTAGATATAAATTATCAAATAAATCTTTAACTTTTTTAATATCAGTCACATCAGTCACACTTCCTTTTCCAAAAAGCTCTCTTAAAAAATTAAGTATTTTTCTAAATAAGCTATTTCTTTTAGGTGATTCTTTTTGTGTTCTTCCAGTTCTAGCATATTCTCTAAAACTTTCCGCTAAATGTTCTTCAATTGTAAAAAAATCTGCTTTTGAACCTAATTTCTTTTGTACTTCTTTATATAAAGCTTTTTTATCAGCTCTACTTAAATACAATTGAGAAAAAGCATGCCAAGCTTCATGATACACATCCACCATAGATCCTTTAGCAGCTAAGTCAATCATACCTAAGTTGCCGTTTAAAGTAGCTCCTGAAACTATAAATCTAGCATAAGCATCAGAATTTACAATATTAGCAACTTCTCTAAAACCAACATGTTTATTTAATAATGAGTTAGCCCACCACTTTTTAGCATTTGAAACTTGTTCTTCTGTTACATCTGAAGGTAAGTCAGCATTTCTAAAAAAGAATACGTCAGCAGCTCCCTTATCTTCAGGTTTTGCTTCACCTTTAGCATCTATAACATTATTAATCTCAACTTCAATTTCTTCAACAGACTTTTGAATAACAGGTTGTTTTGCTATATCAGATGGTTTATTAAAATCTTCAATTTCGCTTTCTCTTACATAACCTAAAAGTTTGTTACCGCTTCTAACTTCAACTACATCTATGAATTTTTTACCTTTAACTTCAATTTCAGGAATTAAAATTAAAGTTACTCCTTTTACTATATCTGCATTAGTAACTATTCCCGCATCAATATTTCCACTTTTAACATCAACTCTGTTATAAAAATCAATAACCATACCATCAGATGTAGTTATATTCCATCTACTTACAGCACCAAAAGGTTTTGATATAGTTCCTATTATTTCAGTACCTGTTTTAAGAATTGAAACTACTTTTTCTTTAATTTGTTTAACTCCAAGAATTGGTTCTACATCTGCAGAATCTGTTAATGTATCAAATAAATCATCTTTGATATAAATGTCTGTATTTTCCTTAGCTTTTGCTAATTGTGCTGTAAACTCATTAGGTAAAGCAAACTCTATATTATTATTAAAAGTTCTCGTATTTTTAGTTAAATCAATACTTACTGTTGTGTTAGGTAAAGTTTTTAAAAATTCAGTATAACTAGAGTAATCTTCATTAAGTTTATTAGCACCTAAATCATAATCCAAAAATTGATTGTCATTTAATGCTTTTGCATTATATGTCATTTTAGCTCCAAAGTAATCACCTTTTACACCACTAGCTTCCATCAAAGAGTTATAGATAATTTCAGATGATGCATCAATATCTAAATTTACAACTATAAAAATTGACAATCTTTCTTTATAAGTAGTTGGTGAATAACTGTATATTAATTTATCAGTATTAGGTAAATATTTAAGTCTGTGTTTTCTTGTTGCTTGAGAAGCATTGTTAGCTAAAAATTGAGTAACAAAATTATATTTTTTTAAATTTGATAAATTTTTATTGGTAAGCGCAGCAGCAATTTTTCTTGCTACATCAGCCGTAAGATTAGGTCTATCAATAACATGTTCTTCACCTTTTATAGTAATAACTGCTTCTCCTTTTTTTCCACCTGTACGTTCCGATTTAACTGTAACAATAGAGCTAATAGCAGCATCATTATCTTCTAATACTGAAGTGATATTAGACAAATTTAATTTTTCAGGTTTAGTTTCACTTGCTCCTGTGCTTATACCTACAATATCAACTAAAGGTTGCTCTTGACTTTTTATAAGGTTTTGTCTAAATTCATAAAGTTCTTTAAACTCTTGTTGTTGTTGTTTTAAAGCTTTCTCAACGGGTATTCCTAAGTTTTTAGATATAAGGCTAGGAGTCATTATTTGATCTTGTTTACCATAAATATCAGTAACTCTATATATATTATTTTCTTTTCTAACATCTCTTAAGAATTGATATACAATACTCCCTCCTAATTCTTTAGTTGTTATATTTCCCGTTTCATTAAAAAATAAATAGTTACCTTTAGCATCAGTAATTATCATTAAAAATCTCTCAGAAGGAATAGTAACATTAGGTTGTGCTTGCCCTGTACTTGTAAGATGTAATGCACGCGTTACTGAGCTTGCTGTAGTTTTATCTAAATTTTCAATATTAATTTTATCAATACTAACAGGTTGTAATTTTAAACTAGTATTTTCATAAATAAGTTCTCTTAAAGAAGTATTATTGTTAGCAATACTACTGATAGCACTTAAGGTGTTATATATTGTTTTTTTACCAGCATCAAGAGTTTCAACATCTATAGTTTGATTAGGATTTAGTTGAATAAATTCTTGAAATGTAGTAGATAAAGCAGACAAAGGTTTATTATTAAAATTACTTGGAATAACAGAATCTCCATCTGCTTCAGTAATTGTATATGCTAGGTTAGCTGCTTCTATTACTAATTCTTTTTGTACTTCAGGATTAAGTGTAGGATTAAAATAATTAACAGTATTTATTAAACCATTCTCTTCTTTTTTAAATTGTTTAATTAAGGGTCTAAGAAGATCTGTTTTTATTTCAAAATCTTGAAGAGTTGGTCTAAAAGATGCTATGCCTATTAATGACGGGACTTGTTGCAAAAACTTAGATGCTGTATCCACATCTTTTGCTTTAGCAATTTTATTAAATAAATCTGTCATATATTGTTTAGCGTCAAAAGCTTCTTTTTGATTAAGCATGTGACCATAAACATTAGCATATAATTTCTCAATCTGAGAACTAGATAAAGCACAAGTTACTTTCATAATTTTAACATTCTATATCATCCAACAATTCATCATCTAAGTCCTTTAATGCTTTAGTAGATACAGCATTTTCAATTTTATCTAATTGAGCTGTATCTTTAATAAAGCTATCCGTTAAATCTATAGATGTTTCAATTTTTTGTTTATCTTCTGTACTTAATGATTCTTTAGTTTCTATCGCACTCATCACCACATTGTTTAATGTAAATATTTTATTTAAATCTTTAAAGCTAAACACTATTTCATTAGCTGTACCTAGTATTAAATCCATACCTTGTACTGCAACAGTTACTGTTTTATCTACAAGATTAATAGATTGCATAACTAAAGTATCATTTGCATCTGCAAAGACTTCACTTTTATTATTACCCTCTTCTGTAAAGATAATGTTTTTTGCAATAAGTTTTGTACCAACAGTTAATGTTTCAGGAACAATTTTTACTGTTTGAGGATTAGCTAATTCTTCTTTTTTCTGTTTAGCTAATATTGCCATTTCTTGTAAATCTTCTTGAGCAACATTTCCTTCAGGAATTTTAATTGATAATTCCGTAATAACAACTTGAAGTTCTTCTTGTGAATTAACTTTAGCAAGATCAGCTTTAAAATCACTTACTCTATATCTTAAAGAATCGTCAATAACTTCTACTTTTCTTTCTTCTTGTTCTGCTTTAATAGCAGGAGATTCTGTATCATCACTAGACTCGGCATCTACAGGAACTATGTTAGCCTTAGCTTCTGTATTCATCAATACTTCTTTTTCTACAACCGGTACAAAAGCATCGGCTTCAGCTTGAACACCTTTTTTGTCTAAGGATACTAAAAAGTCAGTAGCTAATATAGTTGGTGAACTCGGTTTATTAGCAGAAACTATTTTACTATCTGTACCAGTAACAATTATTTCAATTGGTAAAACAGCTGCGTTAACACTTACACCAAGCATGTTAGATAATAAATTTGCTTTAGTAAGTAATAATAAACTTGTTTTTTTAAGTTTAGACTTAGGGTTATCTTTTTTCTTAAAGACATCCCAATTAGTTTTTGAATCAGCAATTACATCTACTATGGTAAGATTACCTTTTGTATCAGCTATAACTAAACCTACTTTACTAGCTATTTTAGTTTTTTCATCAAAAATTATAAAATCTTCAGAAATAATAACTAACTCACCATTATCTACTCTTTGTTTTATGGCTGTGACATAACCTTTTGGACCAAATAAATTATCAAAAGCTTCTTGAGTTATCCTAGCAGGATTAAATTCAGGACCACTCTCAACACTAAATAAATTTTTAACTTGTTCATCAATATATTGCTTAAATATAGAATTTTCTTCTGCTACACCCGTTAATTCTTCTATTGTTTTATACAATTCATTATTTATAGTAATACCTTCGGAAGTTATTGTTATTTCTCCTTGAGTTTCTTTAAGAGTTTTTAGTTTATCAGAAGCAATTATTAGTTCTGGTGTTAAACCTTTTCTAGATCTTGTAGCAATAAGTTTTTCTAAATCAGTAATTATAATCTTATATTTACTCTTATCTGTCTTATCTTCCGGAGTAATATCTTCTTTTGCTTCAATACTTACAACTAAAGCTTTAATTCTTCTTTGGGCTGCTCTAAGGTCTTTTACTGTTTTTATACTCTCAGTATTAACTTTTTTACCTTGATACATATATTCAAATTCACCTTTTTCCCCAGTTTCTTGTGTAACAGTTTCTAATTTTTTAGCTTTATTAAAGTTATCTATCTCAATTCTTGCATCTTTGTTTGTCTTTAAAAAGTTATTGAACAAATTTGATACTTGTTCATCTGTTAAATTTTGATTTTCTTCATCAGAAAGTTTAGAAATAACTATTTCTTGAAAAGAAGTGAATAGTTTATTGTGTAAAGCAGGGTATTCTGAAAGACTCTCTTCATCTCCTATAATAGGAACAAAATCTTTAACAACGGTTGACTCTTCTTTTATTAATTTTTCTTTATAATTAGCATAGTCTTCACTTATTTTATTTTTAAAGTCTATATATTTTTGTTTAATAGCTTCTGCTAAGACCGGATCTGCTTGTTCACTTAATGTATAAACTTCAACACTATCAAAAATAATAGCTAGAGCTGACATATTTTCAATAACTTCTCCATTTATATTATCTAACTTTAATTGATTTTCAGCATCCTTAAATAAAACAAAAGGAGTATCACTACCATATTCACCATCAGCATATTGGTTAGACTCTAACTCACTATTAATCTTTGTTAATGTAATTTTGCCTGTAGCATTAGGAATAATTTTTTTAATAAGAGTTCTTACTTCTTTTTTAGGCAGATTTTCTAATTCAATTTGCATAGCTTTATCAGCATCTTCTAGATCTTTCTTAAGTTGTGCATCTAAAGATTCAGGTACAGTTGTTGTTTTTTGATCTTTAAGTTCTGCAGCTTTTTCAAATTCTTCATAATAAACATCATATTCAGGAGTACCTTCAGGTATAATCATTTTACCAGCATGATCAAAAAATTCTGAAGGAGGTGTGCCATTTTCTTGCCAAGCTTGAAAATCTTCCATGCTAATATAAATACTTTTATTAGCTAAAGAATTAAGTAAAGCATTATCAATGACAACACTTAAATGTTCAGTAATCATTTTTTCATATATACTTCCTCTTTTTGCATATAATTCTTGCATCCATTCACTATTTCTAACTGCGCTTTCTATAAAAGCATTTGGATCATGAATTAAGTTAACATAATTCATTAATTTTCTTGATTCAGAATCTAGTTTATAATGATCAGCTAATAATTCATATGAATCATCTACATCTTTATCAAATATATAATCACCATCTAAGCTAGCAAGAGCTTTTAAATATTCTTTATATGAAGCCTCATGTTCTGAATATTTTTTTATTTTATTTTCCTCAGTAAACTCTCCATGATTATCATTTAATAATTTTTCTATTTCCTCATCTGTTACAGGAACATCTCCTTTTTCTTTTTGTAAAATTTTTCTAAGTTCAGCAACTCTTTCATATCTATTAAAGAAATTATTTAAATCAGTTGTTTTAACACCAAATTGTGTTAAAGCTTCAAGCTTTCTTTTTTTAAACTTATACTGTTTTACCGATTCAGGATCAGTAAGCAATTCTAAAGATATAATTTCATCTTTAAGCATTGCTTCTTCATTTTTTAATTTAGTATAATCAAAAATAACCTCTGAATCTCTTTGAGACATGTTCTTTAATGGAGCTTGAGAAAGGTATTTTTCTATAATGGATTTTTTTCTTTCTACAGTATTTGTATATGCTTCATTAAAAAACACAGCATTTTTAATTCCATTATTCCAACCATAATATAAAGCAACTTTGCTTCTATACTCAGGACTATCTTTTTCAGGTAAATTACGTAAATCTACAGGATTGGGAAGTTTTTCTTGATAATAGTCATTTGTTTTCTCTATTTTTTTAATTTTCTCAATTGTTTTAGGAATTTTAGCAAGATATTTTTCACCTTCTCCTTTAGGGATGGTAGGTATAGCATCTTCTAATTCTTCCGGGGTTAATTGACCCATATCATTTAAATTTTTTCTAAAGACATCTAATGTACCGTTTTCTAAAAGAGTATTCATTTGATATACTAATCCTTCAAAAGTAGCATCAGTTGCTTCTTTTACACTACCTTCTTTTTTTATATTAGATACTTCATCTTGTACTCCATAATTAAAATAATTACTATTTAAAAAATCTTTAATGTCTATACTATTAAGATTATTAACCATATTTTTGGTAATATCTAATTTAGTTTTTTTAAAGTCTTCATAAACTTCTTTATTAAACATTCTGTTATATCCTATACCTAAATTTTTAAAAGCTGAATTTAAAGGCATTGCCAAAGCTCCCATTGCAAAACCTGAAGCAAACGTTTCAAAACCCGTAGCTGTAAATTGTTTACCCAACTCCTCACTAAAATATGCAGCTTGAGAAGCTTCATTATATAAAGCTGCTCCTTTACCGTAAAAATGTGCCTGTAAAGCTTTACTATTAAAAGTATCTGTATAATATCTTTTATTAGCACCTGCTATAACTTCTTGTAAATTTTCTTGAATACCTTCTGCAAAATTTGCTTTAAAATAACCTATAGTGCCTAAAGTAGATTTATAAATTGGTTGCTTCAACCAACTTTTAGCCATATTTTTAAAATTAGCAGCTCTAAAATCAAATGATTTTTTAGCATTATCATATATAATTTCACCAAAATCTCCAAACTTCCCCCCTTTAATTGTCTTAAGCTCTTTAATAGTATTCTTCATAGAATTTCTAATACCACCTTTAGCTCCCATTATATTAGGAAAAACAATTGCATTACTGCCATAAATTAAAGCTGTGTTCCAAAGTACTGTATTAAGGGAAGCTTTTTCAGATTGTTTAATCATTTCATATTGTTGTGCATCTGTAGGAGCTTCTCCAAACTCAGCATAATGTTCATTATATAATTGATCATAAATTTCATTCTTTACCATACCTCCTTCAAGCCGAGCTTCAGATAAAGCCATGTTTATTCTTTGAACATCTCTATAAAAACCACCAAAAGTTTTAAAACCTTTACCTAAATTAGTAAGATTATCTGCTTTTGCTGCTTTAAAAGAAGTTAATGTATTACTAATTGGATTAAAAGCTGATGTTCCTGTAGTATTAGCGTTTTTCCAAAAGTTTCTTGCCCCACTTACACTTTTAACACTATTTAAAGTTGCATTAACAGCTTTATAACCATCTACTGCTTTATCTAAACCTCTAATAGCTCTTCCTGTATTCTTTATAAGATTTGCTGTACTAACAACAAAACTAGCACCTCCTGTTTCTGGTGCTAATAATACACCTGCTACTTCTTCTAAAATAGCTTCTGTCATAATACCAGCTGAATAACCAAAATTCATAATGGTATTATTCATAAAAGAACCAAATCCTTTTTTGCTAGATTGTCCAATAGCAGCATATTCAGCGTATTCTGCAGCATCAACACTGTCGGAACTTGTAAAATCTCCTTGTAACATTTTAACTAAACTTTTAGGTCCTGCTACAAGACCTTTTCCAAACAACGGCCAAAATGAATTTAACATCATTTTTTTATGATCATCCCACCATGTAGTGTGTTCATTATACAAAGATTCATTATCTCTTAACGGTGAAAATCCTATTTTACTAAAAAGTTCTGGACCATAAGCTGCATATTTCTTATAAAAAGCATTACCGTCAGGCCCAGCATTATAGGAGTATATTTTAGCATATGAATTTTTATCATTAACTGTTAATTTTGCTTTACTATCATTTTTTAAAGCTTGTGCAAAAGACTTAAAATCAAAATTCTTTTTGTTTGGCCCAGGTTTATTTGGTGCATACTGTATAAGCTGATCTCTAACATTTTTTTGAGGAGATGTAAGATTTTCAACATTAGGTAATGCAGGAAAAAAACTTTGTTGAGATAGATCATTTAAAGGAGCTCTTAATCTTTCTCCTTCAAAAGCTGATAAACCTTTAGCATCTACTACAGGTTGATTAATTCTTCCATACTCAGGTCCTAAAGGATCTAAAGAACTAAATGTATTATTAGTATCTCCCATTACTTAACTCTTTATTAAATTCTTTATATGTAGACCATGTATCTATAATCATATCTCTATGACCTTCTAACTCTGAACCAAATGTAGATATATTATTAAAAGTATGTTCTGACTTATATTGATTTGTAAGAGGATCCCACAATCTATAATTATTTTTAATTGTATAATCACCAGTACCTATTTCATTTTTTTTAATAGTTATTGAAAAATTATCATCAATAGGATCAACATAAGTATAACCGTTTTTTTCATTATCTATATATGTTTGTAAAGGTGATTTAAAAGTTTGTTGATATATAGTAGTTTTATCTAAATTTTTAGAATTTGTAATTAAAGAAATACCATTAGTAATTATATCATTATATTGATTAGCATCTATAAAACCTGCATCAGTAGTGTCTTTAATATAATTTTTTAACCAAACAGGATCTGGATGAAAAGTAATAGCTGCTTTATCCATACTATTAGCAGCAATAGGTGCTACAGATACTTTAAAATTATCCATTTTTGTATTAGGGTCAGATAATTCTTTATTTATCAATGACAATAACTTTTCACCAATTATATTATTTTCACCTTTTATTTCATCATCATAAGCAACTTTACCAATACCTTTAAAACTTATACGATCACTTGTACTATCACCAAAATCTATAGTACTTATAACATTGTTAAGCTCTGTTAAATGTGTTCTACTTTCCGTCATTGGAGCTTTAGTATTTATAAAAATATCTGAAGTACCCATTGTAAATTTACCTGAACCATCTAAAGTACCTATTTTATCTAATCCAGCAAATTTATTCTTAACTTGATTAGGTTTATTTGTACTATATATTTTAGTAGCAGCCGCTAACATTTTTTTATAATTAACATTGTCGTCATAAACTCTATTAGTATCTCCAAAACCTTTATTAGAAATAGGACTATTTGTTGTAGAACTTGATGAGTAAGACGCTGTTCCCACTAAGCGTGAGAAACCTTTTATAGCGTCTTTACCGTGTTTATCACTTATAGCTTTATAAAATTGTTCTTCACTTCTTAATTGTCCAGAAGGAGCATATAAAAACTCAGTAAACTCAAAACCATCGTTTCTTAATTGGTCTTCTACTACTTCTGATGAGTCTTTTCTCCAAGCATTATCTTTTCTTAAATAATTAGAATAGTCTTTAAAATTAAGACTCTTTTTACTATAATCTGTATAAGTAGGATCATCTTGAAATGTGCTTAAATCACCATTATTACCAAGCCAAGAATTAAATTTATTTTGAATATTTTCTAAGTCCTTAGCACCAACTTCATTATTTATCCAAACGTTACCGTGTTTTTTTAATTTTTCATTAAAATTAGCAAAAGAAATATTTGGGTTTTTAGTATAACTTAATATTTTAGCAGCTTCTTCTTTAGGCATTGTACCTTCTTCTACTAAAGTTTCTATTAAAGCCAAAGTACTTTTTAAATAAGGTTGAGCAATATTATCAGCATATAGATTTCTTATTTTATTACTCGCTGCTCTATAGTCTAGCTTATCAGTTGATGTTCCATCAGACTTTACACCCAGAGTTACTTTATCATAAATATCAGTATATACAAGCTTACCATCTTTACCTACACTAGCAAGACCTGTTTTTAAAGCATGCTCTTTAAGTAATTTTGCATCCTCTCTATCAGATTTTGCATTTGCCGCATCAAGTAATCCTTTATTACCTAAAAGTCTTTCTTGAGTTCTATTAGCATGTCTATACCCTTCTAAAGCATAAGGATCAGCTGTTATGGTTTGTTT